GAATGGTGGTACGGCAACGGTCGCACACGCGCTCGTATCTATGCAGGAAAAGGCGTAGAGAATTTAGTTCAAGCGCTTGCACGAGACGTCATTGCAGAGCATGCGGTTAAGTTCTTTAAGGCTACTGGTTTGCGCCCAGTGCTTACTGTGCATGACGAGCTTGTGTACATCGTTCCAGAAGATTCCGCAGAGACCCAGTTAGATACATTGCAGACCATCATGCGCCAAGGCGTGTCATGGTGGCCCGAGTTGGTGACATGGTCTGAAGGTGACATAGCAAGTTGTTACGGCGAAGCAAAATAGTGTTGACGAACCGCAGAAAACTGTTACAGTGGGGTCTAACAACCACGAGCCTCCAAGTGACGAATGTCGCATGGGGGGCAAAAACCTATGGAGCAAGCATGGCAAACCCAGCTTGGACTTATTCGCAATTAGACACGTTTGAAACGTGCCCGAAGAAGTTCTATCACTTGAAAGTAATCCGCGATATTGTGGAGCCCCCAACGATTCACACCGAGTGGGGAACCAAGGTGCATACGGCATTCGAGAACTTCATCTTGCATGGAGAACTCTTGCCCGACGGCATGACGCAGTGGCAACCACTGGCAGACAAACTCGCAGCGCTCAAGGGTGCAAAGTTTCCTGAACGACAGTACGCTGTAGACAGAGAATTTCAACCTTGCGACTGGAAGAACGCATGGACTCGCGGCATCGCTGACCTTGTTGTTATCTCCGGTAAGAACGCTGCTGTCATGGATTACAAGACCGGTAAACGCAAGCCAACAGAACAGCTAGACCTGTATGCGGCGTATGTGTTTCACCATCATCCCGAAGTACAGAAAGTGACGACTGGGTTTGTGTGGCTCAAAGAAAAGAAGATCGACTGGCAAGTGCGTGAACGCGCAGACCTTGCTGGCATATGGCAGAACCTACTGCCACGAGTACGCAAACTTGAATCGGCTTATGAGCGTGACTCATGGCCGGCTAAGACATCGGGCCTATGCAAGGCGTGGTGTCCTGTTACATCGTGTGACTTCAACGGGAGGAAGGCATGACCCCAGAAGGCAAAGTCAAAGCAGAGTGCAAGAAGTTTCTGAAGGAACGCGGCATCTTTTTCTTTATGCCCGTGTCCAACGGCATGGGTCAAGTCGGTATACCTGACATCATCATTTGCTACCGAGGAATCTTTGTCGCCATTGAGACAAAAGCTCCCGGAAAACGTGCGAATGTAACTGACAATCAGCGCCGAATCATGGAGAATATTCGAGACGCCGGAGGGTTTGCGTGGGTTGTCGACGACCCCTCAGACATGGGCGCTTTGTTTACCGCACTCGATGCATACAAAAAACTAAATTCTTAACCACGGAAATTTAATCATGGCCCACACAACAGATGAAAAAGATTTTGTACCACTAGCGGCGCTGTTTAGAGCTGCAAAGAAAATCGATCATGCTCCTAATGATCCAAGTTTATACGCCGCAGATGCTATCTTTGTAATGTCTCCAAAAACAGCAGTGGCTGTTGAACAACTTTGTGAAAAACAAGATGGAACACCAATCACAAGCATTGACGATTTGCACTTACCGTATAACTCTATCATCGTGGAAATGCCGCTAACACCGGAAGTTCAAGCGTACAGAAATAAGATCAGCAAAAGCTCTACTGCCATACCAGTGCGAAGAGTTGGCGCGCTAATGAGGCAGTCTACAGATGCAGACGCAAAGTACGTTACGTTTTGGCCCTTTTGGGAATTTGAAAATGGCGCTTTGGGGGCAGGAGCTATCTGTCTAATGCTGGCTGAAGGGGATAACCTTTCATACCCATTTAAACTTATGCCGGGGACTACAAGACTGCATCAAGCCGTCATCCCCTCGTCGCTTGTAATTCATGCGGCTACGAACCTGAATTTGTCAGAGCAGCAGCAACTAAAGTTTGTAGACTCTCTTGTGTCAAACCCCATATACGTGGATGAGTCTATCGAAGAGGTTAGCCCATTGTTGTTTGCGTGGGAGACTTTAATTAACTGCAAGTCAGGAATTACACGCACAAAAGTTACACCCAAACCAACAAGTCGCTTGCTTGGCCGCCGTAAGAAAATTATGGCAAATACGGAATACACTGTTATTTCTCTGACCGCAGTCGAAACTGTGTCAAATGGGCAAAGTTCTCAACGTGCCGACGTGGAAGCCCATTTAGTACGCGGTCACTTCAAGCGCCGCAATAGCGGTGTGTATTGGTGGAACCCCTTTATTAGGGGGACTGGAGAGTTAAAAGAACGTAAAGCATACATCTTAGAAGGAGCTTAGAAATGCCTAAATCATCAGCACAGAAACTTGCATACCAAAAAGCCTACAACGCACGGCCTGAAGAAGTAGCCAAGCGTGTGAAGAACAACGCTGCACGTCGCGAAGCTATCAAGGATGGCAAGGTGCGTGTCGGTGATGGCAAAGACGTTGCACACAAGAAGTCACTGGAGAATGGTGGCGGTAATCACAAGAGCAATACAACCGTGCAAGAAAGATCAACCAACCGTGGATGGAGGAAGGGAAGCGGCTCCTACAACCCTGACAAGTAATGCAAATCCATAAAGAAAAAAAGGCGGTCATCCTCCGCCTAAAAAATCCAAGTCGGGTGACAACAGTTATACCGACAGCTATCGAAGTAGACCACAAAGGACAACGGCTTGTAGCCGTTCCACACCGCCCCGACGAAACTCGGGTGTTAAGAAACTTAGGCTTTGAGGTTCCTGACCCCATGCCTATGCACTACGCATTTCCCAAAGTCAGTGGACGCCACGAGCCGTTCGCTGCACAGAGAGATACTGCGACGTTCTTGTCCATGCACAGTAGGGCGTTCTGCCTTAACGGTATGGGCACTGGCAAGACCAACAGCGCACTGTGGGCGTATGACTACATGCGCCGCACGAAGATCGTGAACAAGGTACTCGTTGTGTGCCCGCTGTCTACGATGGAACGCACATGGGCTGACTCTGTGTTCAACACCTTTCCGCATCTCGATGCGGTAGTATTACACGGCACACGCGACAAGCGTCTAAAGCTTCTCAAAGAAGATGTACACATTTACATCATCAACATCGACGGCCTTGCCACGATCAAAGACGAACTTGCCAAGCGACCTGACATTGATCTGATCGTTATTGACGAGCTAGCCCTTGCGCGCAACTCAAGCACTGAGCGATGGAAGACATTGAATCTAATCTGCAACAAACAAGGCAACCGCCGTGTCTGGGGTATGACAGGTTCCCCAACGCCTAATGCACCAACAGATGCGTGGGCGCAGTGCAAGCTAATCACACCCGACAACACCAGTGTGCCTAAATACTTTGGTGCGTTTCGTGATCGTGTAATGCGTCAGTTGACACAGTTCAAGTGGGCAGCCCGCCCCGACGCTAACGATGTGATCTACCAGATGATGCAGCCGGCTATTCGGTTCTCGCTTGACGATTGCACTGACTTGCCCGAGCAGATGTTCATCACTCGTGAGGCTGAGCTGACACTCGAGCAGAAGAAGGCTTACAAGGACATGTTGTCCAAGCTAGCCACTGAGTATGCAGGCGGCCAGATTCTGGCGGTCAACGAAGCGATCAAGGCAAACAAGCTAATTCAGATTGCCTGCGGTGTCGCATATGGGACAGGTGGGGAGGAGGTAGTGATCCCATCTAAGCCTAGAATGGATGTACTCAAAGAAATCATTGAAGAGTCTGAAGGCAAGGTGATTGTGTTTGTGCCATTGACTGGGGCCCTTGAGAGCGTAGCGACAGAGCTACGTAAGGACTGGTCAGTAGAAGTTGTACATGGCGGCACTACTAAGTCACAACGAGATCAGATTTTTTCAGACTTTCAACGAGGGTTTGACCCTAAGATTTTGGTGGCAAATGCAGCTACCATGTCACACGGGCTGACGCTAACAGCGGCAACTACCATCGTATGGTATGCACCGGTGCATAGCAATGAGATTTACGAACAGGCTTGCGCTAGGGTTAGACGCCCCGGCCAAACCAAAACCACTGTGATTGTGCATATCGCAGGCACAGACGTCGAAAGGCGTGTGTACAAGAGGCTACAAGACAAGCAGTCAATGCAAGGTCTGTTGCTTGACATGATGAAAGAACAACCTGAATAGGAGGCGCTATCGAATACCGTAACTTAACCCCAATCAACCACAAACAAAAGGATACAAAATGAAACTCTCAGACGCAGTGAGCCTGTACATAAAGATGCGGGACAAGAAAGCGCAGATGAAAGCGGAGTTCGATGCCAGTGTCGCACCACTGAACGAGAAGATGGAAAAGCTAGAAGCCAAACTTCTAGACGTCTTCAACAAGACCGGCATGGACTCCGTCAAGACAGAATTTGGAACGGCGTATACCACGACTCGTGTTACAGCAAGCGTGGCAGATCGAGATATTTTTATGACTCACGTCAGAGAAAATGACGACTGGGCGCTGCTTGAAGTTCGAGCATCCAAATCTGCGGTAGAACAGTACCGCGAAAACAACAACGACTTACCCCCGGGTATATCTATGCGTGAAGAACGTGTAGTAAATGTCCGTCGTTCGTCGTAAACTCTTTCCCCCAACCACAGAAAATATCATGAATATTATTCCATTTGACTCCGGCTCCGGCTTGCCATCATTCCTGAAAAAAGTTGACGTAGCCACTCTGAACGCTGACTTGACAGCTCACGCTGGCGGCGGATTCCCAGTGATCTCCATCAAAGGCAAAGTGTTTGCAGTCGTTCGCGACGGTGAGCGCGAGTTGCAGATGAACCCTAAAGACCCCGACAGTGCAGCAACTAGCCTGAACGTAGTGTTGTTAAAAGTCAACAAGGGTACATCTAAGGTGTTCTACCTCAAGGGCTACGACAAAGACACAAGCGAAGGTCAAAAGCCTGACTGCTACTCCAACGATGGCATCGAGCCAGCAGCCGATGCACAGAACAAACAAGCCAAGAAGTGCGCTACCTGTGCCCACAATCAGTGGGGCTCTCGTATCAGCGAGCGCGGTGCTACCAAGGGTAAGGCATGTTCCGATGCAGTTCGCATGGCTGTAGCCCCCGCTGGCCAGCTTAACGACGCTATGCTGTTGCGTATTCCCCCTGCATCTATCAAGGCACTGGGTGAGTACGGTCAGATGTTGGCTAAGCGCGGTGTTGGTTACAACATGGTCGTTACTAAAGTTGGCTTTGACTTGCAAGCTGAATCTCCCAAGCTGACATTTGCTCCAGTTGGTTTGCTTGACGACGACGGCTTCGCTGAAGTTCAAGAGATTATTCAGTCAGACATTGTTGCTAGCATCCTCGGTAGTAACCCCATTGCTGGCGAGTTTACCCCTGCTCTAGAAGTAGAGGAAGCTCCCGCCCCTAAAGCTGCACCTAAGGAAGAAGCGCCTTCGCCCAAGCCTGAAGTGAAAGCCAAACCCGCTGCCAAAGCCAAGCCTGCTCCCGCTCCAGTTGAGGACGATCTCGAACTCGATCTCGACGGTATCAGCTTTGACGACTAAGCAACTTAACGGGGCTTCGGCCCCAACCCTCCAACTCTCTAGGAAATAAAATGAACTACCAAATCAAACTTGAAATGAACCTCGACGCTTCTGCTTTGCAAGTGTTGCTCCGTACCTTAGACGCCGGCCCACACGGCCTGATGCGCGGCATGATCGACAACATCATTCAACAAGCACAAGCCCAAGAGCAAGAAGCCCGTGCTGCTGCCGAAGCTGCGCCTACTGACGTAGTAGATGGTATGCCTGTCACACCACTTCCCAACTAAACGACGATTGATTCAATCGGGAAGCCCGTGCGCGGGCTTTCTTTCGTTTAACTGGAGTAGTCATGAGTTGCAAAAATACAACAGCAGGAGATCACCATGGATGCCCTTGAGTTCCTCCGAACAATCCTGCCCGAATACGGCATCCACTACTTGACGCTCTTCACAAAAGAGGTCAACCCAAAGACAAACAAGTCTTACACCTACCACAAGTTTTACCTAAGCCTAGAAGAGATGGCAGAGGCCATCCCACACTGGGAGAACGACCCTAAGTTTGTGGCGACGTACCATGCCTGCGCGTCGTACTTAAAGCCATACATTGAGGTTGAGAAAGACGATGAGGTTCGCAAGAAGTACCGCGTCGAAGAGAACTGGGATCGTGCCAAATCTTTTTGGATTGACATTGATTGCGGTCAGAAGAAGCACGACGCCGGTCAGGGCTACCTGACACAAATGGATGGCGTCAAAGCCATTGCTGCATTTGCCAAGAAGGTGGGCTTGCCCCGCCCTATGATCGTGGACTCCGGTAACGGTATCCATGCCTACTGGCCCCTGACGAAAGATATCAGCCACACTAAGTGGGTCATGGTTGCTAAGTGGCTTAAGTCATGCCTAGCGCACGAGAAAGTCCTAGCAGATTCGTCACGCACTGCTGATTTTGCAAGCATCTTGCGCCCTGTTGGGTCAGCAAACCGTAAGGGTGAACCTAAAGAAATTAAGGTTCGTTCTACATGCGAGCCTGTTGAACCGGCAGAATTTGCCCAAGCACTACAGACTTTTGTGTCTGCCAACGACGTCAAGCTCATCAAGGAGTCTGTCAAAAGGACTTACAACGCCGATCTGAATTCCGATCTGACAGCGCACCTGACTACGTATCCTGACGTACCTGTGGATGCCAACGAGATGGCCGGTAAATGCCTTCAGGCAGCCGCTATGCGTGACTCTAAGGGTGACGTAGGGTACGAGCCTTGGCGTGGTGTCATCGGCTTGCTTAAGTACTGTGAGAACGGTGAGACGCTGGCCGAAGAATGGAGCGCTGATCGCGAAGCCACTGGGCACGATCAGATTGACTGGCAGAACAAGTACAACACATGGGAAGCCGGCCCAACGACCTGCGCGTTCTTTGAGCAGCACAACAGCCCGGGCTGTGTAGGCTGTGAGTTTAAAGGCAAGGTCAACACACCCTTGGTTCTAGGTAGGGTAATCCCTATAGTAGAAGAATCTACCGCCGAAGTTGTTACTGAAGAAGGCGTAGTTGAGGAAGCTGTCATACCCGCTCTGCCATATGGCTATGTGTGGGATGGTAAATTGCTTAGCCGCCTATTGCCAGACAAGGAGGGGGTGTTACAACCCTTGCCCTTTTGCGAGAACTTGTTCTACCCGACCAGCCGTATTCGTAGCGAAGATGGCACGTTCAGGTACGGCATAAGATTCCACTTGCCTGACAAGCGCATTCGTGACTTTGACATCTTAGGTGAAGCCGTTGCTTCGTCGACAGACTTACTACGGGCCTTGGCTCGGTATGAGTTGACTAAGAGTAACCACAAAAACGCAGGAGACCACATGTCCGCATATCTGCTTGACCAGCTGCAATCACTAAAGCGCCGCATCGCTGAGACAAACACCCTTACAACCTTCGGCTGGCGGGACGAACACAAAGCGTTCTTGCTTGGCGACAAGTTGTTTACTAAGGGGGCTGAGCCGGCTGAGGTACTGATTGGCGGTAACGCTAAGGCTAAATTTAATACGTTTGCACCTAACAAGGGATCGATCGAAGGCTACGCTGAAGCTCTGAACTTTCTGTACAACCGAGAAGGGGCAACGCATTGGCAATACACCATCTGCGCAGGCTGGGGTTCACTCCTAGCGCATCACTGCGAAGACCTCTACAAGGGTTTGATCTTGGCTTTGCAAGGCGGTGACACTGCTCGTGGTAAGACTACAGTCTGCCATGCTGCACTTGCTGCGTTTGGCAATCCCGAGAAGCTGACTCTAAGTTCCAAGGACGGCTTTACAACGAACGCTCTGTGGGCAACGCTTGGTGTGTTTAACAACATTCCTGTGCTTGCTGACGAGATGACAAGTGTCGACCCTGCGACCTTCAGTGATGTGGCTTATGGCGTGTCCAACGGCAAAGAAAAAATCCGCATGACTTCCAAGAGCGGCAGTGTTGTGTTTGCTAATTCAGCTGAATGGCGACTCAACTTGTATGTCACTGGCAACAAAGACTTCCACGGTACACTGGCTGCTCACCAAGCCAACTCACAGGCAGAAGCTGTCCGTCTAATCCAAGTCAATATCGATCGATACCCTCCGTTGATATTGGCTGACCGGTCTTTGTTCCCCGCAGGTAAGGACGGCGACACCGCATGGAACGCTGCATCTGCACTGGTGGCCGCCGAGCACATCAAACAAATGACGCAGAACAGTGGCCATGCCGGCGCTGCCATCATCAAGTACATCTTGGACAATGAAGCTTCCGTGGCTAAGGCAATGTCGGACATGATTACCCGCTTCACGCAGGTTCTTCCAAGCCCCAAGTACCGGTTCTATCGTGCTCATAGCGCATGTACGATCGTTGCTGCTCAGATTGCCAAGAAGTTAGGCATCATCGAGTTTGACGTCAAAGAGCTGTATGCATTTACAGTTAACTTGATTGTTGAACTGGCAGACTCAGTCATGGAAACGAATGCCATCTCGTCAGACGATGCGTTCTCTCGTATGGTCAGTCACCTAGGCCCACGAATTATTGTCACTAGCGAGTACCGCGATAAGCGTGATGGTAGGGGCCCAGAGAGCCCACGCACTCGTATCATGGGTGATGTGGCAGGACGATACGTTATTGGTTCAACGAACCAAAAAGAGCATGCGGGTCATTTGATGTTGTCGCAGAAAGAAGTACGCGACTGGTGTATGAAGAACCGACTAGACTACCCCGCGATGATGACTGCCTTACAGAAGGAGGGCGCACTATTGAAGCAGGGTGAGAAGTTCACACTGACACGCGGTACTGACTACCCGATGGTGCAACAGCGCTGCATTATTGTGGACACACTGAAGCTTGACAAGGACTCAGTAGCCCCTGCATTAACCCTAGTCTCTAATCAGTTTGACGGAGATGCTGTAGGGGATGTATGATCGCCACGCTGGTTGCCATGACTAGCTCCTTTTCGTGGTTGAAAAGAGTAACCCCCGGCGTAAAAACCGGGGGTTTTTTTACTTGCCTTTAGCTAAGCACTTGCCAGCGGCTTTGCACTTGGCGGGCATCTTGCAGCCGGGGCATGGTTTAAACGGTGCAGCTTTTTTACCAGCTTTTGCTGGGGCCTTGGCCATCATCATTTTTCCGTACATGATAGTTCCTTATTTCATTTTGGAAGTGGATTTTTTGCCTTCGTACTTCTTCTCCATGGCAGCGTAGGCTTTTTTACCGCCAGCCATTTTCTTTTCTTTGGCTTCCATGGCTTTTGATTCGCCCTTGCCAAATGGATTCATTTTTTTCTTCATCATAAGATTCTCCAGTTAGTTAACGAAATTTTGCAGTTTTTGCAGCAATCTTTTTGGGTTGTGCTACGAATTGTTTACCGGCGGCTTTTCCTGCTCGCTTGGCTTTGGTTGACGCGGCGTATTCAGCAGGGCTGAGACTTTTAATCGCAGCTTCTGGAAGATATCGCTCACCTGTTTTGCTAGACGGTTTTCCACTCTTGGTTCTCCACTTTTGGTTGCCCCAGTCTTTCAGGGATTGTTGAGGGGCTTTCAATCTCTATACCCCCCACCTGCGGCCTTGTACTTCTTGGCTACAAGCTGTGCCTTGCGAGCTGACCATTGGCCAGCACCAGTACCTTGGGTTGCAGCAGCTTTTACCTGAGACACAATCCGCTTGCGCAGTTCGGGCTTCGTGTAATTGCCGGCAGCGTTAACAGTTGATTTAGCTTTGGTAGCCATGTCAGCAGTTCCAAGCGCGTAACGATTTATTGATGCGGGAGTTCGGGTCTTTAGCCGTCTTCTCGCTAGTCAATTTCTTTTTCATGCCTTCCATGCGGGCACAGAATGAATCTCGGCGTGGGCCGCCCTCAGGCTGTGGAGCCTTCAGGCCCGGCTTGCCGGGGTTTGCTTTATTGTAAGAGGCACGCCCCTTAGCGTTCAAGCCGCCCTTTTCGGACTTGCCCTCTTTACGTTGCCATGCTGGTGTCTTAGCCATAACTTTCCTTTAAGAAACTGAGCTTACTTGCTCAACAAACCTACGATTTGATTTTGTGGTTTCTACACCACCAACCACGCCACGTTCACGCTTTCGTGCTTCCGCCGGTACTCGCAACAACTCAGACAGCGGTTGACGCTTATAGCCGTTCTTTGCTCTGGAATCCTGCAACTCTTGCCAACTGGTACGCGCATCAGCCATTGCCGCAGCATCGCTTTGGCGAGATGCTTTCAAATACGAGCTCTTAATTTCACCTGCACGCTGCGAGTAAAACTTATCAAACTCTGCAACAACTTTCTGCGTATATTGTCTGTCAGTAATGGTCGTTGTGGGAAGACCAACAGCTTGGAAAGCAGTGTCAATCAGGCTGATATCTTCAGGCTTGAGTACCAAGTCTCCATTGCGCATCGTAATGCCTTCAGCGCCGAAGCGATAACCCTTCATCAGATTGGCAATACCATTTGGCAACGCCAACTCTAAGCCCTTGTAGTATTCACCCTTGGACATCATGCCAAGCGCGTCGACAAACTTCAGTCCCAAACCGACTGACGGGCCCATCATCCCCACAATCATCTGAGCTGCATCTGCACGCGAAGTTAAGTTGAACTCCACAAACGGGCCGAATGGCGACGCCACGTTTTCCATTGCCAGACGCTTACCAATAGACTCCAAGCCAAGTGCGGCGGGCACACCACGAAGGAGTAAGTCAGCCACAGCGCCGTCACCGATCATGCGACGTAGTTTGTACTCATAGTCATCGGGTTCATCTTCATCACCAAACACGCTAGACAAGATGCTTGCAGCTTGAGACACAAACGGTACACCCAACGCACCGCCAAGCACAGCCATGTGTGCAGTAATGTACTTCAATGAGGCACGAGCGATAGCACGCTCTTCTGCACTAGCACCTTTGAATGAGGTGTGGATCAGCTTAGCCAACATGGACAACTGAATGATCTGGAAGCGTTTGAATTGCAACAAGACCTTAGCACCGCCGCTTTGCATGATGCGAGGTGTATTGAATCCATCGTAGTTACCATGGCTGTTAGACACTACGTCGGCGGCAAACTTAACGCCATCCGCGCCGGGAGCGTTTTTGTAAAGGTCAACATATCCGCGGTAAGCAGCAATGGCAGCCGTAGCACGGTTAATTGCTTCAATGCGTGCGTTGACATTTTGCAGCTTGAACATCGCTTTGCCGAGGGGGCCTTTGTCATCTATACGCGCCGTAGCATCTGCATCAACACCAATATCGATCTTGCCCATGCGAACCAGTTCTTTGAGCATAAACCGGACATCGGCAGGAGCTTTGTCAAAGTCAATGCGGTCAGAAACACCCAGTCCCGATACGAGGTCAGACATGTCACCGTAGGCACGCTTGATCGCACTGGCGGAACGGGCATAACCGAGACGACCCGCCATGTATGGCAAAGACAACACGGAAGTCTGAAGCGCCTGCTGGAGGTAGTACGCAGGGCTAGTCGACAAATGCCACAGAGTGGACATACGCAACATGTTTTGCGCCAAGACGCTAGGCTGAGAATACTCCATGCTGTCCGCGTACCGTGTGTACAGTTCGTTGTACAGAGGCATCGCCTCTTTGCGGTTGTTGCGAGCCTGATTGCGCATGGTTTCTAGCGCGTCGTTTATAGCGTCGCCATGTTCCATGTTAGCTAAGAAGTGAGCATCAGCACGACCGCTTGTAGCCAAGTTGCGCATCATGTTCTTATCAGCACCGGAGACATTCTTACGCTCTAGTTCAGAACGACGAGCGCTGGCTTCAGCCACAGTCATCAGATACAGATCAGAAATCGCTTTGTCCAGCTTGGTATCGGTGGATTCTGATTGGCGGTTTGCCAAGTTGCGCAGACGAGCCACAGCCATATGAACATCAGAACCGCCAGCGTAAGAAGCACTAGCTTCCTTGATACCAGCGTCCTCGGGTTGAATGTCATACTGCCCCGTAGCTTGCAGGTCTGCAGCAATGCTGTCGGCCTCGCCTTGTGTTTCAGCAAACTGAACTACATAGTGCAGCGGATTGGAAACGTTGTCCTGCAGCCAGTTTTTAGCTTGCTGTGCGTCACCAGTGATCGAGTCAGCGCCAACGCGGGCTTCTGTACCCTTGGCAGCTTCTTCATACGCAATGAACTCTTTGGACTTGGCAACCACGACGTAATCGCCATAGCGACCGAGGTAGGCGTATGGCTCCGACACCTCTACATTGCGCAGTCTAGTCATGCGACGGAGCATCTGAGCTTTCTCTTTAGCAAGCCCCTGCAGTAAGTCTAAGTCATTACCCGCAGCTTTCTCACGAGCTTCAAACTCACGATTTACTGCAGCCTCGGCGGCTTTCTGTTTCAATCTTAAGGCTTCATAGCCATGATTAAAGACGTCCTTAATCACCTTCTGAGCAGCCGGCGGAAATGCCTTAAAGCGCTCTTCCAAGTCGGGGTCGGTTTCAAATAGCGTAGTGCCGACTTGTTGCTCGCCGGGGTAATAGCCCCACTTCTTTTGGACAGTAGAGTCTTGGATGTATTCGTTGACACTGCCCTTACCGACTCCCTTGAGGTTCTCTGGCAGTTTCTCAAACTCGCCCAAAATGTCTTCGATTCGACGCTCAAACTCTAAGCGGGTACCTTGACGCTCGTACTGGGCTTGCAGATATTTAGCCGCAGAAGGCATGTACTTTGTAGCCAAGCCAATCACATCTTCTGTAATTGCGGATGCATACAAACCGCGTTTAGCCAAAGTCGAAATGTTTGTCCACTGCTCACGAGCGGACTTCTGCAGTGGCTTAGGCAGTTTGTCGATAGTGCGTTGGACTACGCTTTGGTCAGCTGCGTTCTTGCCAAACTTCATCTTTGCAGCAGCGCTATCAAATAGCTTCTGAGCTTCCGCACGGAGTGCATCAGCCGCTGCGGCGTCTTTCTCTTTGCTGGCACGGGTCAAGAGGCGGATAGCTTTGTCAATATTGGTATTGCCAGCCTTGGGCTTTTCATCCAACACAGGATTGGCTTTATCTGGCAGCCCTTCAAAGCGTCTCTCTTTGCTCAGGTAAGCACCACCACGACCTGTTGAGGTCAGAGTGTTTTCCGGACTAACATCCATGGTCGCTGCAGGGAACGATTTTACGCGTTCCTCAAAGCTCATGCCCATACGCGATTGGACGTTCCTAGCTTCAGCTTCACCTGCCACCAAACGATAGAGTTCGTGGGCAACGTCTTTACCATCAGTAAGTTCGACGACTCGGGCTTTTAGTTCTTTGTTAGCCGCGTAGTGCTCGTCGGAGATAGTTTTAATTTTGTCGGAGTAAAACCGAATCTCCTTCATTTGTTCAGCGTAGTTTGCAACGCGCTTTAGGACGTTGACCTTTTTGTTTTCTTCCTTGAACTTTTTCTCAAGAACGCCCTTGGCTGTTTCCAATCGAGTGACTTCACTATCTAAAGCACGAACTTTAGAATACATTGGAGCAAGCTCAGCCGTATTGGCAAGTAAAGCATCAACCGCCCCCATTAAGTCGGCAGCCCTATTCTTTTCAACAAACTTGTCAAAGTTTGAAGAGTAGCGTTCACCACGGGCTTTGCGAGCTTGACTTTCTAGTTCAGACGCATCATAAGCATCAATTGCTTTTTGCAATTCATTACGCAGTTTTGTAAGAGCCGCCTTATTAGACAGGTCGCTACCCTGCGGACTTGAACCGTTTTCAAATTTCTCTTTTGATTGAATCCAGTGCTGGACTTCGTGCAGTACGGTCGACAGGGGGTCACGGGCGTACGGTGTAACAACCAATTTTTTAGTTTTGGGGTCAAACCAACCTTGCGTGCTTCCCCATACGTCCATCATTACTTTACGTTTTTCGAACGTAACGTCCTTCAACTCAGGATATTGAGCAAACAATTCAGGGTGGTCTAAAACGTCGCTTAGTTTGAATTCAGTGTAAAGATCAATGTCTTTAAAGTCTTGTTTAAACTTTGCTTGACTGTCATCAAACTCAAAGCGCCATTTATTATCAGTACCTTTGTACCAGCCGGTTTCTTTCCAAATTGTTTCTGGGTCAACACCATTGGCCGTGTCTAGTTGAGCTTGAACTAATTCAAGTCGACGTTCAAAAGTTTTTGCTCCAGTAGCTTCGACTCCGCCAAAGCCGAATTTCATAGTGTCTGCAGTAATTTTAGTTTTCTTACCGGACAGTTCCAGTTTAGCTGCGCCAAAGGCCAAGTTAACTACGTCTTGCGCAGTTAGTGTTTCTGGTTTAAATCCAAGTTTAGTCAGAGCAACTTTAAAGGCGCTCCACAAAGTACGGAACCACGTTTGCAAAGCACCGGATTGATTTTTAACAGCAGTAGGATCGATGCCAGCCATCATGGCTTCTTCGATGAAGTACGCCAGCACCTCTGATCGTTTTTGATCTTGTGCGGTCTCAGCCTTCATCACGCGGTCGGCGGCTCTAACGGCTAAGATTGATTCAATTGTGGACTCATCGCCCTTTGCCCAATCAACAATTTGCTGAGTAAGTTTGTCGTAGGCTGCTTTTGGCAATAAGTTTTCTAAGCCTAAGTGGGCTCCAACCTCATGCATAAACTTGGCACGACCTTGGCCTTGTTTGATTCTGTTGGCGATCAAGAACGCTTGGCCTGTCGGAGTTGCTACTCCATATGCACCCTCTAACATTAAGGCCGCGCCAACAGTTTGGCGATTTTTGTCCGAGGACATCAACAGATCAGTTACGCTATCAACAATAACTAGCTTGCGGCCAAGGATGTCAGCGCGGATAAAGTTCTTGATTTCTGCTTTTAGCTTGGGAGCGGTGTAGGGTTTATCGACGCGACCGTCTCTGCCGAACTTCAAACCAGCTTTCGCCAACTTAGTCAACTCAGTGTTGACATCATCTTCAGTCCAGTTGTCTGGGCCAAAGCCAATGAAGTTTTGTTGCTGTGCTTTTGTCAGGTCAGCAAACTTAGGAGCTGTGGGGTAGCCAGATGCTACTTTGTCCCACGCTTGGGCTGCTTGCTCGCTGTTGGTGAGGACTTGGGTTTCACCTTGGCTGGCAGGCTTTTCGGCACGCCGTACTTGCTTGCCCACTCCTTGGCCAGCTTCGGTTTTTGGCTGAACAGGTACGCTTGCTGTGCTTTTGACTTGAACGGCATTTGTTTTCTCCAGTTTAGCCATCTTGACAGACAGCTCTTTTGTTTGGCCGCTCTTGAAATCAACGGTCACGATAGTGGCATCGCCGTCGCCGGAGAAGCCTTTAACCACACCAGTACCCAACTTAGGGTTTACCACAGTGTCGCCCACTTCAAGACCGTTACGATCTGCAGCTAACTTGGCAGCGCGTTCAGCACGGAATTTTGCCGCTTCTGCTTCTTTAGCGGCCTCCTTAAACATGTCGACTTCTTCGGCAGCTTTTTGTGCGGCTTCGGTACTTGGCGGCTGCTTAGTCGGCTTCGGTACTTTTTTCGCTGCAGTCAATTTAGTCGTCAGCGCTGTGTATCGTTCCGTCAGTTCGTTAATGCGCTTTGCAGCGGCAGCTTCTGCTTCTGGCAAGCCGAACTGTTTAAGCTCGTCCGCTGCAACTTTTAATTCAGCAATCTTGTCAGCTAGGCTAACCAACTGAACAGCCATTTGGCTGCCGGCAGTACTGGCTTTTTGCCACTCTCGAGAATCATCTGCCAGCTCTTCAACATCCGATTCAGCTGTATCTGAAATGACTTGGTTCTCAGATTCGACAATACCGCCCTCACCAACAGCTTCGTTTGCCTGCGTTAGATCAACAGCAGCTTCTTTTGTAGACTGGATACCAAGTTCAGTAAACACTTGATTGCGATCAAACCCCATGGCTACAGCAACGTTAGCCAGTTTTTCAGGATTACCGATCTGTCTTACACGCGAAGCATCTACACCAAACGTAGCGCCAATCTCTTTTTGCATTTTGACGCGGTCGCCCCTAGGCACGGCTCGGCGGGCAGTGATATATGCCTGAATGATTTTGCGGTCGCGGTCTTTGTTACTGCTGTCTGCAAGCTGAGATTCAATGACTTCGTTGAGTTCAACCTTGGTGAAATTTTTCTGATCTTGTCGCTTGCCTGCTGCATCTGCCAATGTAGCGTTGATACCACCGGTGTTGCCTGTGGCTCGAGCAATCTCGACGTAGTCGTCTACAGCGGCATCCTGATCCGGCAGAGCTTCCTGCTGGACTAAACGCAGTGTCGTATTGGGTTTTATCGGGGTTTTTTCTTGACGTCGAGTTTGTTCTGCTTTTACGAGGCCGTACTCTGCATCACTAAGATCAACGTTAGTAAGTTCAGTCTTAAGCTGATCGTCTGTTAGCGCACTAACTTTTTCTGGTGTAACCGCTCCACGAGTTAAAGTAGTTACAGTGGTAGATGGTTGGCCGGCGGTGTTTGGAAGAAGACCAACTTGTTGAAGTGGGGCTCCAGTTGTTGCGGCACCTCCACCCACTGCTCCTGCGAGAGAAGCATCTGATCCTGCAGCTCCCAGAGTTCCCGGAACGACAGCGCCCCCGACTCCCACGCTTCCTGCAGGCTGCTGTACAGTAGAAACTGCTGCGCCACGGGGACTCCTTGCTCGAATGATCGCGCCAATAGTGTCAGTAGCAAACTTGAATTTGTTTTCGGACAGCGCGTTGAGGATGGGTTCGGCTTCTTCAGATTTAGGATTAATACCCTTAGAGACCATGTAGTTGTAAATACTACGCGACTTCTTTGTTGGTTTAATACTCAGTTCGTTAAGCTCTTCGTCTGTCTTGCTAAAAATTGACGGCGTAGTATCGGCAGCCTCTGTGGTAGTCGCAGTCAGATCAGTAGGGGCAGCCGCACTTGTAGTCGTCGTAGCAACCGGCGTGGTAACTTCAGCCGTAGAAATATCTGCTGGCGCAGTCAAATCAGTTTCCTGACTCACCAACGATGTCGTTGTTGGCTGTGCAGCAGGGGTGGTTGCAGAAATATCAAGCCCGGTAGGAGTTTGAGCTGGCGGAATCGGAGTCTCTGGCTGAGTTAAATCAATCTCGCCTTGGGCTGGGCGCGTACCGGCGACAGCAGAAAGCCCTGCACGAACAGCGCCACCACCTAAGAATGCCTTGGCACCAGCCACACCATATTCATCAAAGGCTTCAGGGCCGGTAAGTGTCTTATACGCACCATAACGTTCCAACGCTGTCTGTGGAATTTCAGTAATTGTTTCTTCTACGCCGCCACGAAGGGCCTGTCGGCTCAACGCGCCCCACAGACTTTCACCAGCTTCACGGGCTAAAAACTGAGTACCTTGACCGGCAATCTTTCCAGCGATACGTTCGGCACCACCAAAACGCTCTAGGGCTGCAGCTGGGATGGTAGCTCCCAAAGCTCGTGGACGATCATCAATACCAGCCTCACGCTGTTCCGACCGAATACCGCCGTATGTCTGAGCTACGATGGGCGCTAAACCGCCTACCAAACCACCAAGCTGCTGACCGCCAATAATACCTAAAGGGCCAAGAGGGGTACCAAGAAAGCCGCCTATAGCGCGGCCAGCTAACTGACCACCAACGGCCAAGCCGACTTGAGGGACAATTTCGCCAACAGCTTCGCGTGCTGTGGTAAACGGACGACTTAAGACATCCTGAAACGACTGAATTTCGCTAGGATTGCGGCGAACAACACCCGCACCATAACTCTCCAAAGCACCGCCGGTGTCTTCCAAACCAACATCACGCAGGGTAGAACCAAGACCAGAAGCAAACTGCCCAGAGGCACGTCTTACATCTGACAAAACTCCGGGGGCATTGGGCTTCTCAGGGTTGAAGAGGTTGTTGTTTACAGCGTCCCAAATGCCAGCCATGGTGCATCCTTATTTCGGAATTTGATTAATTAGCCCTTGGCGTACGGCTTCACGTTCCGGAGTTTGTAACCAAGGCAAGCTACCCAAGTCTACCTGACTCTTTGGGTATGTCGCATTGTAAGCGTCAACGTCTTTTTTGGTAAGTGGTTTTTTAGTAGTCGGATCAATTCCAGCCTGTATTGCTGCTGAAGCAATGGGGGGAGCGTATCCACGGCGTACAAAAAACGCAACGCGTTGCTTGTCTATTTCTTCGGGGGTAGCTTGACCGGTAATCAGCCCCTCCTCTGCCTTCAGCCAAGCTTCGTTATCAGCGTCGCGTACCATGCCTTTCTTAAGTGCCTCAATGGCTGTTGGCACGTCCTTGTATGTACCTTTTGTAACCAAGCCTTCTGCAGTTTTAACCAGAGCTTCCGGAGAAGAAGACTTGCCGCCAGACTTATAAAGACTGCCCAGAGCATTTTGCGTAGCAGCCGTAGCGTTACTGGCTGCAACAGCAGCGTTAGTCTTGAGTACGTCTAAATCATACTGTGCAAGTTGCAAAAACCCACCGGGTTTAGCTTTGGCGTCAATAATCATGCCCAACTCACGTTCGCTCTTGGCATCAGCAAATACTGAACGAGTACCATCCTGATTGACTTGGATGTAGCGAAACGGGTTTTTCGGGTCACGTTCCAGCTTGAATGAAGTGTTTTGCTCGTCAAACCATTCCAATGCCGAAGTTACTCCTTTAGCTCGCGATTGACGATAGCCCTCTTCAAACTTCTTGGCCTGCAACGTAAGGTTGTTTAGCTCAGTTGTAGTGTAGCTAGCTTGCAACCGCTGACGCTCTTCCACCCCTTGAGTCCGCTCAATCAAATCAAGAATGGCAGCAGTCCGGTCTTCAGGCTTTTCGAATTTTTGTTTGCTAAGTTCCTCATAACCAGTGTCAAAAGCCTGCTGTTTTGTTTGTTTGCGTCGAGCATCTGCAAGTTGAATATCGGTTAACGCCCCTTGCGTTCTAGCGCCTTGAGTTTGAACATTCTGCAGCTCAAGAGCCCCTTCTAATCTCTGTCTTTCAAGGGGGTACATTTCGTCTTGTCGTTTTGCGAGGTCAATTTCTCGACGCATACGCAAACCCGCAGCAGGATCACGTTCAGCAACAACATCGGCCATTGCATATTGTCTAACCCGATCAATTTCTTGTTGCGAGGGCGCGCGGTCAAACATCTGCTGGCCGACCTGATAGCGGCTCAAACCAATTCTCTGACCTTGAACTGGCATTTGAGGCGCGTAGTTCACCTGCTCTTGAGGAGTCAAGCCAAACATCTCGGCATCTTGAGCTGCCATTGCTTGCGCTTCTGCACGAGCCCGGCCAATTTCGTCAGGCGTAGCTTCACGCTGTTGAACTTCCTTGGCAGTCAGAGCTTTTGCTTCTCGGATGCCGAGCTGCTCTTTACTTTGGTTGTAGGCGTCAAGGATGCCTTGACCTAAACGTTCTCCGGCTTGAAGACCTGCTGCAAATCCCATGATTAAACCTCCACCATCCGAATGCCGAGACCGGCGTAGTTAACTGCTTTGTACCCGTCAGGTCTTGTAACAACCATCCGCGGGAACTTCTTCTCAACTTCATCAGCCATAACGCCGATAAAGCGTCTGCCAGTACCGTTTCTATATTCAAACTCATAAAGCGGCAACTTGGTACGCTCGTCGCGACCAACAACTTTAATGTTCTCTTTCAAGCGACGATCAGAACCGCCCATCATAAATGGCAGTGCAGCAGCGCCAAGTTTGCCACCAGCGCCAACAAGTCCACCGATCATTTCACCTTGAGCGTTCAAACCTGCATTAAATGCACTTGTCTGTGAATTCAGGATATTGCCTTGGCCCTGAACACCAAGCCGGGCACCTTCTAAGGAGTAATTTGCACCTTGGCCGAACGCTTGGCTGTACTGATTACCCGGAGCCATTGCAGAAGTAAGACCAGTAGAACCTGCAGCGGTAGCTGCACTATAAGCTCCAGTCGAAGCGCCAGCCAAATTACGACCCAAGCCGGTGACGTCCATGGTACGAGCAAAGCCAATGCCTTCAGCTTGTCGACGGGCGTTGGTAGCTGCACCCGCAGTCATACTTGCAAGGTTTATAGCGTTTTGGTTTCTTAGCATTAGCCCGGCACCTGAAGAGGGGTTAAGACCTCGACGAGCCATCTCACGATTGCTAACACCCTGCGAAGTTTGGAACGCGTTTGCTGCGTCGGCAGCGGCTTGGGCAGCGATCTGGGCTCTGTTACCCTCGGTGTTGTAATTCTGCACTTGGGATACTAGCCCAGTCTCCATCGGTCGGAACGTTCGCAGCTGATAATCGTAGTAGTCCTGCGCCTGCTTCATTTGCTGGTCTTGCGCAGCCATCTGCTGGGTGTACACACGTTCAGCCAGAGGTTTCATTTCCTCGTACTGACGCTGTGCGAAGTCCATTTGACGATTGCCTAGACGCTCTGCAGTAGCAATACCACGTTCCGTGGCAGCGGCCATGGCCGAATAGTCTGGTGCTGGTTGCGATTTTCCGCCCATATTTACTCCTTGCGCAGCCAACGACAGTTGTCAGGCCGCATTACCAAAATCTGCATGTCAGCGCCGGGAGCGCCGTCTTTCATTACGAACTCTTCCTCAAACCCTAGATGCTTATCGAATTCTATGATATGCGGTTCATTTGTGGGCACCATGCCAGTGAGTCTTTTTAACTGGCAGTGGTTAAATGCGTAGTTGCACACATGCTCGAAGAGGGGGATGATCTGCTTCGTCTGCCGTGCGATGGCTATGTGACAGGTAGCGTTGGAACCATTGTAGTTGTTTATGACTACTCCGGCTAGAACCTCGTCTCCTTGCATGACACCAAGCGCATAGAAACTTCCCCAGTCTGCGGCTTGACCGACACGCTCAGCAACCCAAGCGCCAATACGATCCTTCTGGTCAAAGACAAGTTCTGCCATGTGCGTATTATGTCTTATTGCGGTGGAGTTGGCCAAGTGATTTCTGTAGGATAACCTGCCTGCGCAGTAATGTCACGCAACTCTTGGCGGTAGGTTGCCCAAGCTGTCTTGGTAGAGATCGGAACATCGGGTAACTGAGTCCAGTCACTGGCAACTAATTTAGCCTTGCGTTCCATGAGCGCTTCCCTTGTTTGCTGCTGTAGTTCCTTTTGTGCAATGGCTGCAGTCTGTGCGGCTTCTAACGCGGCTTGGTCTGGATTTGCTTCCCAGCACAGCGTGGTTGTGTTCCAGATGTCAAACTCAGAGGCTTTGGTTGTGTAGTTCTCAGGGGGTTCGCCATTTCGCAGATACCAACCAGAGGCGTCAACACCCTCTACCATGCGCTCAGAACTAAAGCCTTTACTTACAAGCGGCCCGTTTTCGCCATCCGTGTAATAGTAGTACATCTTATTTCCTAATGATTTCCACGCCGAGCCAAGCGTTGACGTTTGGATTAGTACTGCTGTCAAATCTTGTAGCCAGCACCCGGGCGTATTTATACACGCTGGTCACGTAGTTGGGGCGACGTACTGTCCACAGAGCCCCCTCAGTGCTATTTGCAATTTCAGTAGCAGTGTTTACAAAGTAAGCTGCAAAACCCTCTAGACCTCCGGTATCGGTACAAGTCACATTCAGCGTTGCGATTTGATTAGGGCCGTTAGTTGTATACGTCAACACATTGGGCGTAGTGTATGACCAAGCGAAATAGGATAGATTAACTATACCTGACTGTGGTGTGCCAAAATTTCCAGAACTAAGAATGTCGTCCGCACAATAATACAGCCTATAGGTTCCAGCATTAGGAATCAAAAACACGAACTGCATGGTTACAGTTCCGCCAAAGTTATTTGCTGGCCATACAGACAGTTCGGTTAGAAGTGCTCGCGTTCTATCACCTGTGCCCCACCAGTAACCTCTTGTTGGCGCTCCATACGTAACAGGCGCTAATCGAATGGGATAACCATTTGTGGTTACGACCCCAGCAGGTTGTAGGAATGGATTCTCAGGATCGGGGGATTGATATGAAGCTGTTTCACCAATCGTAGTCCATGTCACGGCGTCTGTACTGATCTGCAGTTTGGAGTTCCCTAGTTGCGTTACACTAGCAGAACCGGGCGATGTAGGCTGCACATACAATTTAAGTAACGCTGCATCCTGTGCGGCGGCACTAAAGTCTACAAAACCAATTTGTCGTTCACCCATTGCAGAAGAAGGCCACGTATTTTCTAGCTCAACGATGGATGTAAACGTAATAGCGCCGCCAACAATCTGCAACCTGCCAACAGCCAACTCAGCGATCTTTGCGCTACCAATAGAAGCCGCAGGAACTTCGATGTCACCGCGGGCAACAATGTTCTGGAACACAGCTTTACCAGAAGCGCCATTACCTTTGGCTACCGCCCAGCCCACAGTACCGTTATCAGTGATGTTGCCATTACCATCGATCGTGCCGTTGAAGTCCGAAGACGCAATGAAGTTACCGATCTTGGCGTTTGAAACTGCGGCAGTACCGATCTTTGCATTTGTGATGGAGGCATCAGCAATATACGCTTCGCCAATGGCTGCACTAGCAATATAGGTGCTAATGTTGGCTGACGTAATCGAGCTTAAAAAAGCAAAGTTTCCAAACGATGGGATGTTTGTGATCTGGGTGCTCCAGTTAACACTGCTTGCCGTAGCCAATGTCCCAAGACCAGTAACGCTAGAAGCAGCAACTGTGTTTGCAGTAGCCAACGTACCGAGACCTGTGACATTCGAAGCAGCAACTGAGTTTGCAGTAGCCAGAGTACCAAGACCCGTAACGCTTGAAGCAGCCACTGTGTTTGCAGTAGCCAACGTGCCGAGGCCAGTAATGTTAGCTGTACTAAGCGGTGTACCAGCTGCAAAGATGACATTCCCTGCGGAGTCTTTAATGCTCAACCCACGAGTGTCGATCTGGGACGCAGTTAACTGCCCACGAATAGATGCAGCACCGAACTCAGCCGAGCCCCCACCGTCAATCTTCCAGCCAGCAGAACCGGCGACGTAATTTGAAGACTGGATGTACTGGCCCACGTTAATCGAGCCCGCGATGATTTTGTCAGCAGTTAAGCTAGCAATCTTGGCGCTGTCGACTGCGAGGTTAGCAATCTTGGCGTTTGTAATTGTGCCGTTCTGAATGTAGCCATCAGTGATATACACACCAGCAGGGACTGTGACGCCACCAATGGTTGTTTCCGCAGTGCGCACAATGAAAGGCATCGTGGGGGTAATCCCCGGGCCACTGGGGCTTGCAATGTAGAACGAGTCTGCACGCACAGCAAACGTACTGGTAGCTGCAGCACCATTAGCAGTAGACGCTAAGCCGAAACCAGAGACATAGCCATTGAGGTCAACCTTGACCGTGTACTTGCCTTCGAGATTCTCGCCGCTTGCTTTTGTAAAGTAGTTGGCCTGCAAAGCCGCGGTCGTGGTGTAGTTGTTCAACGTACTCGAAGAAACCAAACTCTGCGTAGCGTTTGAAATCGCCGTGTTAGCGTCGGCCTTCGTGTAATAGTTTGTTGTCAGCGTAGCGGTAGTAGGGTAATTACCTAACTCCGTGGCCAAGCCGCTGGTCGATACCAGATTGGTCGTAGCGTTGCTGATCGCAGTGTTTGCGTCAGTCTTTGTATAGTAGTTCGTTGTCAGCGCCGCAGTTGTCGTGTACGAATTCAAAGCGTTGTTCAGCGCTGTTGTCGAGACCAAGTTCTGGGTTGCCGCAGTAATGGCCGAGTTTGCATCTGTCTTGGTGTAGTACAGCGAATTAAGAGTTGCTGTGTTTGTGTACGAACCCAACGCATTATTAAGGGCGGTTGTGGAAACAAGGTTCTGCGTCGCTTGGCTAATCGCCAAGTCTGCACCAGTCTTTGTGTAGTAATTCGCTGTTAACGTCGCAGTGTTGGTATATGCGGTTAACGCCGTATTCAGATTCGTAGTGGATACCAAAAACTGTGTAGCTGAACTAATCGCAGAGTCTGTTGCTGCCTTGGTGTAATAGTCCGAAACGAGGCCAGCAGTGTTTGTGTAGTTGCCAAGCGCAGTATTGAGCGCTGTTGTTGAAACAAGCGATGTTGTTGCCGAACTAATCGCTGAGTCTGTTGCAGCTTTGGTGTAGTAGTTAGTTGATAAATTTGCTCGAGTCGCTGGCAAACCAGTTGTGGCGTCATTAACCTGCGCACTCAGGGTTTGGCGAAGAGTTACCTCAGCTCCAAGATCACTGACAACATTGGCAATCTGGGTTGTGTGCGCGGCCACAACTTGGCCCAGTGACGTGTAATCTCCGACTTTTGTCCAATACGTAGTGTTGGTAGGTAGATTGCCAGTGGTTGTGGACTTTGCTTGGTAAATACTGCCGTCGTACGTTACCAGATCATTAAGAACATATGTTGTAGAAGCCGAGTACGCAGGGGTATTCTGAATGTCATTGACTTGTGCCTGCACCGCACCAACGCGAGCATTGACAGACCCGGGCACACTAGCTGCGGCATCGATCAAATCAATGCGAGAACTAAGGTCAGTATAAAGCTGTGCAGCTGTGAGTTCGCCAGTAAGTGCCGCTAGGAGTTTGGCTACGTCTTGACCGGTAGTGACAACAAATCCATTCGTACCGCCAGCAGGACTAACGCTGAGAACGCCGTCATTGGACTCCCACTTAATCCACAAATGCCACTCAGTAGCCGGGTCGGTAGCGTAAGAAGTAACTTGTCCAGCAAACTGGGTAATCTCAACAGCATTAGCAAAAACTGGTTGAGGCGCACTACCTGCACGAGTAGCACCATAGATACGAGACACACGATGGCCATGCCCTTGTGGGTAGGTGGGAGGGTCGCACTCAATAATGATGTTGGTAATTGCAGCTGACGCTTCAAAACCAGTTGGTGTAGGAGGCGCAGTCAAATCAGGAACATAAGGGCCAGAGACGGACGGGCCAGCCAGTAGGGGTGCAGAACCTCCACCGAATTTAAAATTGCTAACAGATGCAAAACCAGAGTCAACCAAGTCGCGAAGCGTCACGCCGCGATCAAGGGGATCGCCCTGCTTACCCAAATAGGTCATCAGGGTTTCGCGAACACGAGCGCCAAAGTTACTGGCGCTGTCACTTGGGATGTCGTTTCTCATAGCTGTTTGAGTTCCTCAATAGATGTCGCAATGGCTGCATCTTGGACAGGGTTTGAGCCTTCCAACTCAATCTGAAATTCGAATGCGCGGTAGCCACTGGGCAACCTAAATGGATTGCGGTCTGCAACGGTCTGCGTGTGCTTTAGTGCGCCATCAGCGTACAGACGGAAAGTCACGGGGTATGCGTTGGCCACAACCACCGCAGCAGCAAAATTAATTGGAACACCTTGGCGGAATGGCTTGCTGCGTGAGCGGTATGTCAGGGCAGTACCGGCGTCCCACTTGCCGATGTTTGCGCCGTTGAGGACGTATAGCTGGTCTTTCAGGCTGTCAAAGTACATGGCTTCATAGCCAACATCAAGGAAATAAATACCGCCGCCACTAGGGTCAATGATGAAACCCTTACGACCAGAACCGTCGTTGTAGCTGCCTAAGTACATACCCTCATACATCTTGCCAATGATGCTGCTTGGAACCAGTGCTTGCCAGTCTTCACGAAGCATGACGCCACTAGTAATAACCCTAGCACCATCTTGACCAAGCCAGCACAGACCATCTTCAGAAGCCCAAGCCACACCAGTACCCATGCTTACAATAGAACGTGCAGCTACGCAGGCTTGGTTGATTTCCAAGGGCTTTTGATCCATACCATCAGGGGTCGAGCCTTGCGCAACCAACGGGCGTCCGGTTGTTAACACCAGCAAAGTTTGCCCGAACACGCCAAGGCCAACAGGTTTGCTGTCTGGCGGGATGATCTCGTACGTTGGAGGCCATGCGTAGGGCGTGTAAGGCTCACAGATACGCACCGAGTTACCCGATATACCACTCATCATTCCATTCCACATAGCCGTCAGATTAGACAGCGTTGGCTCAGTGATGCTCGTCGCACCGCCCGTAGGAATACCGGGAGCTGGAAACCAGAAGTTTGTTGACAGAACCTCACCCAGTGTTTGGTTGTTGTCTGTCGTTGATGAGGTCGCGATTGAGATTTCGCCAAGGAAATAAAAGTCAGTCCCTGTTGAGCTGCCCTGCGTGCGGTAGATGCGAATCCTGTTGATGTCATAGTTGCCAGACGGCACAGAGCTAAATCCAGAAATGGACGTTGAGCCTAGGTTGTCCCGGGTGACTAGGGCGCTCACAGGTGATGGGGCTGATTCCCAGCCTGCGGTGCTTACATAGGTGTAGACGTAGTAGTAATACTCGATGACTGGCGAAGTGGCACCAGAGTTTGTACCAGTTACCGTAGGCGCACCCACGGGGGCAGGGATGCCCATTGGGCGAGAAGTTGTGGGGTACGGGGCAGTGGCCAGACCGAGGATGTTGTCGGTGAACTTGGGAATACCGTCGCCGGTGTAGAAGGTCTGCTCGGTTGTATCGTTGGCATCAAAGCCACGTACCACATTCACAGCAGTTGTCCAGCTAAGCCAGTACTGAGAATCATCGTCGATGTCACGACCCATGCGGTAAATCGTCTGCCTGCCAGCCGTAGAAGGTGCAACAGTCAGAGGGGATTTCCAAGGGCGTAAGTCACCACGCCCGGGTTTTTGGTTGCGGGATGCGACACCTACAGTCTCAGGCAACAGAACGGGGTTGATAGCCCGGTTCTCACCGGAAAAACCCGCATAGCGAATAACGGCCATGGCTAACTCCTATATGCCTAGATTGTAGTGTTAACCACCCAAAACAGCTAGGGCCTGATTGATGTGTTTGATGCGATCGTCAAGGCCGATTGTGCCTCCGTTGATGCGCTTCGTCATGGTCACGAAATCACGGCCATCGGCAATCTGGTTGAGCTTGTGTGTTTGCCAGAACCAGCCCGCAGTTTGAGCGGCGTACTTGGGTGTGCGTACCAGTTCAGGCTGCATCACGAAGTCTTCACCGAGGGCCTTGCCTGCGTGGTAGAAATTGCTATGGCCGGTCAACTGAAGAAATCCGGAGCCGCGGAAACGAAAGCCATCCCCAGAAGCCTCATCACGGTTTCCCATACGGTTGCCGTAAATCCTATTGGCGATTTTTTTAGGCTGCTTCTCGTAGGCAGCAGCTTCCTCGGGGGTAAAGCCCCATGCACGCTTAGGCGTCTTGGGAAACAGCTTGAGCAAGGTGGCAGCCCTGTAGTTCAGGTTCTCTTCCATGATTCTAAAGTTGCCGCACTCGTGGCCGCACTGACCGATCCAGCTGGCTTGTTGCAAGGGCGTGAGAATGCCGAACCGCTCGAATGTCTCGTTGAACGCGTCTGCCAACGAGGGGTCGATGTGCATCTGTTTTAGTTGTTCACTGTTGACCATTGATGATATTCCTTGCTTCGTTATACGCGTCAATGCACGCGTTCAGTTGGGCTGTGTTCCGGTCGCCTTGGGCGACGATTTCTGCGATGGCTGCGAGGGTTGCTCTTTCGGCATCAGAAGGTTCGTCAGGCGCTCTGTTAGGTTCACTTCTTGTTTCTTGGCTATTTGTGGGGGCAACGGCGGGAGCTGCGGGGGTTTGTACACAACTGGGGGCGGGGAGGCGCACCCGGCCAGCAGCAATGAGACGATTGAGATCAGTTTGCTTTTGATTGACAACATTTGTGGTCTCCTGAAGTTTGGTTGCAGTGGTGTTAATCTGTTCGGTCAGCTGTTGCTCTTTAGCCCGAGACTCCTCGTTCTTCTTGGCAATCTCAATCTGCATTTCCTTGTCGCGATCCGACCAGCCGAAATGATACCCACCCCGGTAGGTTCCGAACAGTGTGATGCACAGACCAACTAGTATCCAAGGGAGTGGGATGCCAAACATAATCAGTTCTCCTTGCGAGCGGCTGCAATCTCTGCACGGTCATCATCAGGCTCCATGTGCTCTGGAGGCGTTGTGGGTGGGGGCCCGGGTGTCCAAGACTCGTCGAGGTCAGGATTCTGGTAGCCCATCCAGTTATAGTTTGGCACGACCGACGCGGGGGTGGGCGCAGGTGAAACAATCGTTGCCTGCACAGGTATTGGTGTATTAGAAGTCTGGGTGGGTGTGGGGGTCGTAGGAGCAATTGCCTTAGCGCCAGCAGCCACAGCCCGCTTACTCATCACACCGCCAATACCGCCTACTATCAACAACACAATGTCGTTGAGCATCTTGGTGTACGCCATGTCAATGGGTGCCATTGACTTAATAGGCTGCGTGACGAAGGTCACAGAGTACAGAAGCGCTACAACAATGAAGCACAGAATGCAGGTAACGGCTACAACGACGAAGCCCCAGACTCTGACTTCAATATCATCAGGGGTTAGGTTTAGTTTCAGGCTGTTGGACGTCATTGACTTTTTTCTCCAAGATAGGGGCTACAAGATATTCAGGGCAAGTCTGGGTAAACTGGCACTTGGGCTTTTGGCACTGCGGAGCGTGGAAGTTGTCAGGGTTCTGACAATAGTAGCGGTACCGGTCTTCACAACCAGCCAGCATCATCACCGCAAAAAGAAAAATATACTTCATACCATAACGTCCACAGAGTTGGGTCTAGCCCATTGGTTTCTGACTTGCTGCAGCTTCAATTCCTGTTCCTTCTGTAAGTTCAGGCGTTGCAATTCCTGCAGGTTCTTCTGGTGCATAACCCTGTATGTTTCTTGCAACATCTTGGCGTTGGTGTGATAAAGCGTTACTTTCATAGCCCAATCTTCCCCAGTAAAAGTGCCACGATTTTGTTTGACAAGTCATCAGGCAGGAACTTCAGAAAGCCAAGGAACCACCACGCTGCACAGCCGTAGCAGAAGACTTTACAGAACATGTCAAATTGTTTCTGGTACTCATTCACCGCCCACACCTTTTTGTGGTTTGGCAAAAGTCCCACAACTCGTAAATGCCCACGAACAATAAAAACAGCAAGAACGCAGTCGCAGCAATGGCAACGGCCCACTCCTGCATCTCAGCGTCTTTTTCTTTTTGTTTTTTCTCAGCGGCTTTGAGCGCTGCCATTTCCTTGGCATCGTCCCTGTCCATCTCGGCTTGACGCTCTTTGATCTTGTTCCACACGTCGATCTTGCCAGTCTGCATAAAGAGCATTTTTAGCTCCTCCTCGAAGGCGCGAGCTTGCTCAAGCGCCATTTCGATTTGCAGGGCGGTGCCCATGTTAGAGCCTTTTTTCTCACGCTTCGCTTGCAGCATTGCTTTCGTTGCAGTGCTTTTAGCATCGAACATCTTGCCGATCATCGGCGCAAGCGAGCCTAGGTCATTGGCGACTTTACTCGCCTTCTTGACCATGCTAATGGCTGACTGAATGCCAGCTAGGGCCGTTACGGGATCAATCATTTTTTCTCAACTTTTTTCCATTCAAGGCAGATTACCTTGCGGTTGTACACGTCCCCAGACCATGTCCATCGGACACAGCGGTATTCCGTGTTTGCGCTGAGAACTAACGCTAATGCCGCAAACCATGTCATGGTCGGCGGTGGGTTTATGTTCTGCGAAACAGACGGGAAAGGGCGGACTTAATGGAGTTGAAAAAGCTACCGCGAGTGGGTTCTGCGTTTTTCACTTCGGGTTCTGGGGTCACAGGAAGCTCAACGGGCAGCGTAACAGGTTCAGGTTGCGAAACCGTGACTGTCTTTTGCTTGGGTACAGCACGCTTCACCGGCGCTACTTTAGCGGGTGTCTTGCTGGGGGTTTTCTTTGTTGTAGCCATACAACAATCCTATTACTTATCTTGCTTGGAGTCAAGCTTGTCGAAGATTTGGCGAAGGATGTCTTTGATCTCTTTGATGTCGGCCTTGTAGTCATCCTTCTGGACGTAGTCCTTCAGAATTTGTTCGCGCATGGCGGCCACATCGTCTTCCAGTTTCTGGATTTTGCGAGTGACCTGATTGAACACAAACACGGCCAGAAACGCGGCAATGGCCACGACGAAGTTAAAGATTTGTTGATTGTCCATGATTGTCTTAGAAAATAATTTCAGCGCTTAATTCAATATTAGTTGCGGTTGCCAGAATGTTAGAACCGCCGCTATCAGAAGCAATCTGTACAGTGTAGATAAAGCCACCCATTCCGTTTCCTGTTCTTTGAACACCAAAAAGTGGATTACTTGATATCTGATGCCAGACGCCTTTGGCAGAGCCGTATTGAGTCGCACCGCCGAAACCACCGGTGCCATAACTGCTGGTTTGGGTAAATCTAACCCAATAGCTTGAACCAATTCCAGTTGTGGGGGGTGATGCCCAACTCGTATAGTCACCTATACCAAAATCGCTCGTGCTGGAATCTATGCTTCCGTCAGAAACAATAATATATTCAGCATAGGCGGTATCACCCGGGTAGGCTGTCCCGTAAACCCCCGCCAAACCTGCCAAAGAAATTGTGATGGCGGATTTACCCCAGCCATCGCTCATGCTAATTTGCCCGCTGGACGCAACCCCAAAAAGGGCTCGAACTGCTGAATCGCCAAGTCCAAGAGTGGCCGTAGCTGACCGCCCCAGCTCAGTGTTTACCTGAGACATGGATATCGTATTACCGGAGGCGGGCAGCGTCATGGATTAGGGGGCTGGTGTAGCGGGAGTCTCAACCACTGGAGCCCAAGGCATGGGAGTCTCGGTGATTGGAGTTGCTTTTTCAGCAATCTGCTTTGCAATCATGCCGTTGACGTGCTCTTCGTAGCTACCAATTACGACGGCTTGAATCCAACCCAGAACCATTGCTTCGGTCAGTTCAGCAAGGGGGACAAACGTAGAACCCTCTGGCATGGTTGTTGTAGTGAAAGGCGTTGCACCAGAAAATTCACCAGTGTTGCCGTTTTCGTCCGTACCGGTCTTTCTCCAGTAGGTCTGCACAACTGCGTTTTCGTTGCTACCTTCGGTGCGGGTTTTGAGGCTTGTGACAGCCCATGTGTATGTAATGGCCATGGTTAATCTCCAATGAGTTTGTTGATGAGGGATTCTAACTGTGCTACGCGGTTTCGTAAATCCACGAGTTCCGTGTCTTGTTCTTTTATGGCTTCGATCAGCAATGGTGTCAAACGCTCATAGTCGATTGTCAGGTAATTGCTGTTGATTGGCGCATCAGTGACGATCTCTGGCAAAACAGCCTGAACAGCCTGTGCCGAAACACCGACTTCACGTTTGGCTTTGTAGCCAAAACTCTGTGCCAACTCATTGGCTTCGTAGTAGAAACCTTCAAGTTGACGCACTTTGTCACGAGCGTTTTCGATCTTGCCCAGATGCGTTTTAAGGCGCATGTCCGAGTAGTACGCTGTGATGTTACCAGCGGCTCGGATCGACGTACCCGTGCTGTTCAGGTCTGCGTAGTAGGTGGTGTCATTTCTGTCGTAATAAATTGGGGAACGAGCATCGCCGTGAATGTCAGCGGTATTGCGGATATTGACCCAATTCGCCTCGCCAAGGTACATGGTCTGCGAGCTATTGTTGCCGTACCAGTGCTGCGCCTCCACAACGTAAGCAGTAAAGTCCCACCGCGGCTCATTGTTGACGTTATTAACTAGCTTGATACGATTCGGAACGACATAATTAAGGCGGCTTGTGCCGTTGGGGTCTGTGTAATAACCTGTGTCGTTGCTGTCGTAGTAAATCGGGGTGCGCATGTCATCACGGCATCTAATAGAGCCAGACAAAGCCGCTAAATAGGTACCGTTTTCTAAAATCAACGCGCCGTGTGTGTTTAAGTTCCCTGCTGTTCCACCAGCATTTGGATGCGACCATGCGATACCGTACAAGTTACCAGTTGTTTCACCACTAGCAGGTAACTTATAAGCGTCCCCCATAGCAAACACGCCTTGATAGCGGTATGAGCTATAAACACCTACAACAGAATGACCGTAGTTATTATCTAGGTACAGAAAATTATTAGTACGAACAGTACCGATTCGGTTAAGTTCGGAAGTATTATTTGGGTCTAAATAGAAACCAGTATTGTCGTAGTCGTAGAAAATAGGTGAACGAGCAGAAGAACCACCATAAAGAATACCCGAGAAAAATGCCAAAAACTGGCTACCATCGTATCCTACATAAGCAAATTGATTGCTGCCCGTGGAGTGGTGATGGAATCGAACATACGATTGATTATCATTATTATTTGAGTCAACTCGAAGATTAATATCGTTAAACGAATTAATCGACATGCTGTCGCTGTATGAACCATTAATATCGGTACTAAAAATACCATGTTCTTCTTGGTTGTACGTGGCATTCCAATCAAACGTTATCCTTGCAATTCTATGAAGCTGCGAAGAATATGTACCATAGCCTTGAGCATACCCTTTATTGGTGTCTACCCCTAAATAGCTAACATTTGTTACTGTTGTGTTAAGTCTGGATGTGCTATTAGGGTCAATGTAGTAGCCAGTGTCATTGTTGTCGTAAAATATTTGTGCACGCCAAGATTCTGGAGCACTTGCATATCCACCATAATGAAACGTATACGCCACGGTCGGGTAACTATCATTACCGCCAACTCCAATAAATGCGGCCCCCCAAACTGTGCCCCTTACGGAACCAAGAACAGTGTGCTGAAGATACCCAGAACTGGAAGTGGATGTTCCAGAAATCATAGGAATGTATCGAACATCTCCAGTTCCAGTACCGGTATTGGAAATTCGTATAGGCGCTGTACCAGTTGTTAAATCACTAATATTGACAACTGATGTGCCCCCTCTAACAACCAAATCAGTTATGTTTGAAGTGCTGTTAGGGTCGATGTAGTACCCAGTGTTGTTGCTATCGTAGAAAAGTGGAGCACGCCACGAACCTTCGGCCTGACCGTATCCACCCGCATTTAGATACGCATTACCAGAAACAATTAACGGCCAAGAAGCGTTTATACCTTGGCCTACACCAATGCGGTTGGTGTGGATATCTCCCATACGGGATGTACCGTTAGGGTCTGTGTAGTAGCCTGTATCTTGCTGATCGTAAAAAATATTGGCACGAATATCACTTTGATTAATCTGACTTCCGCCAAGTACTTGTACCATGGCGTTAAAGTAGAAGTTACTGCGATCGGTATAAATATGCGCATGACCGCCGTTAGCTGGGCCAAACTCAATGTAGCCATAAGGTGTAGTATTGCGCATACCCCAACTACCACCATGGATATAATAACCGCCATCACCAAAGTCTATTTGAGATTGGCGGCTTCTACCTGCGGGGTCTGTAAAGTACGCAGTATTGTTCCTGTCGTAAAAAATTGGTGCTCGAGAGGATGTCCACGCTGTGGTATCACCGTTATTGGCAATAATAAATGCGTTAATAGTGCTTGCGGTGTCGTTAAACCGAAACCCGTAACTTGGCGAACCTAAGGCGTATGTGCCATCTGCCCATGCTAAAACACCATTGAAGTTGACAGCATTTAGATTTGATGTGCTTGCGGCGTCTACGTAAAAACCAGTGTTGTTGCTGTCGTAGAAAATTGGGGCGGAGATGGAGGACTCAGCAGTAACAGAATAAAATCTGTTGGTTGGGGTAATAGTCCCGCCGATTGTGCCAAATGATGTGGCTAGAGAAATGTCCCAGTTATCGTCTATGACAGAAGCGCTAGCATTTGCATAGCCCCCCATAAAGTCAGTTACTGCAATTACTGGATGATTCCAAGTACCGCTGGTTTCGCCAATCCAGACGCAGTCATAAGAGCCGTCATTTCCCAGTCGGACAGTTCTTGAAGCGGCGTTGTTACTACCAAAAAACGAAGCGGCGATTTGGTAAGCACCTGCTGAGTATGAGTAGTTTCCGATCTGATACTCAGAGATACTGTTCCCACTGTAATCGTAAATCTTTACAGTCATCATCCACATCATGTCGTTAGCGCGGAAAGGCAAACGAATCTTGAACGCACCCGTGACTGTGTTGTTATAAGAAGCGGACGCCCCTTTCGGTATTGCCCTAACAACATTACGATCAGTCGTAGTGCCGGTAACGACTACGCTCTGCGCATGCACCAAGTTTAAATTTGAAGTACTCGCGGGGTCTGTGTAGTAAGCAGTGTTGTCGCTGTCGTAGAAAATCGGTGCGCGGAAAGATTGTGCAGCTTGGATGTAGGTTGTACCCCAACCAATGTCACGGCCCATAATAATGTTATTAGCCGCGCCAAAAAAAGCAAACGGTGAAACGACACGAGTGCCAGAATCATGAATTGCAAATTCCCAATTATCTAAGCAATTTGCAAGATATCCTGAATACACGGAAGTTGACCATGTGCCGGGATTAAATAAATAATCATAGCTAGTGCTGCCGCTAATAATAATACCGGGTAGCGCTTGAGTGCCCACATAGACATTACCACTGACGTTTAAATTGTATAAATTGCTATTTCCATTGGGGTTTGTGTAATAAGCAGTGTTATCACTGTCGTAGAAGATTGGTGCACGGTAGTCGCCGCTGGTTACGTATGAACCTGTGCCGCCACCTTTGTTGGTTAGTGCGTTGTAATCAACGGCTCCTGCGCTGTCGGCAACCCTTGCAGAATCTACACGAACGCCGTAAGTATTGCTACCGTTCCAACCCATCAATGTTGGGTATGAGCCGCCCCACGCAATTTGTGCGTTTGTTCTATCAACTGCGCTACCACTTGGTGACAAACTTGCTGAAGCATCAAAAATAACGTGACTGTTACCGTAGTTGCGCCAAGATAACAGGCCTACAACATTGCTGAGAACGCCTGTACTTCCCCAATTTGATTGTGTACTTGTAAGTGTGATTGCACTTGTAGCTAACGTTGCCGTAGCCGCGTTGCCGCTGATGTTAATGTTCCAAGTACCGCTCGCGCCAGTACCAGTCAGTGTTGGGCTGTAGGAGTTGTAGTTCCCTGCGTGGAGAACGACATTACCTTTGTACTGAAGGTTGGCTTGCAGAATTTCCAGTAAACGCGTGGTTCCGCGTTCAATACTTAATTCAGCATTGGGTGAACTGCCAGAGCTGCTAATAGCAAGACGACTTCCGCCAATGCCAAAATTGGCAGTAGTTGGGCCAAGATACCAATCATTACTACCACTAGACGCCCACTGCCACATCCAGTTATCTGCAGTGGTGTTTAATACAACAACAGCCGGTATGGCGTTTGTTCCGACTTTATAAAGTCCATTAGTTACAGTCGCCGCATTGCCGGTGACCGAAATACCCCAAGTACCGCTCGCGCCAGTACCTGTTAGTGTTGGGGCGTAAGAATTGTAGTTCCCTGCGTGGAGAACTGTGTTGCTGTTAATTTGTGTTGCGCCATCATCAAGATCGAACGAAACACGAACGCTACCGCCGCCAATAAACCGGATTTGATTGCTGTCACCATCCCAGCGAATACCCCAAGCATTTGCTGCGGTTGCATTAGAAGGGTAGTAGTCTCGTGAGATTCCCCATATGTCAAAGTTGGCGTCACCAGTATCAAGACCTAAAAAGCCGTTGGGCATTTGAGGCTTATCTGCATTAGCGCTTGGAAAAGTTACTTTTCCTGTCAGCGTGCCGCCAGCCAAAGGCAGTTTTGTGCTATCTGTTGCAGACGTTGCTGTCGCAGCGTTGCCGGTAATGTTGATACCCCAAGTACCGCTTGCGCCTGTACCAGTTTTTGTTGGTGCGTAAGTGTTGTAATTGCTCGAGGTAACTGCAGTGCTGCCGTTAATGGTCAGCGCTGAGCCATTAAATTCCATCGTAGTCGCTACGGAGTCACCAGCAGCGATTGCCGTCAGAACGGCTTTAGTACCGCGGTTAGCCGCAGTGATATTCTCAGTCGCAACAAACGAAAGACCGGCACCACCAACCCAACCGGAGCCGGTGTAACCAAGCGCAGCAACATTCAAAAGGGTCTGGGTATTTAAACTCTGTGTTCGTGCCGCAGTAGTACCGCCAGATGTACCGCCCATGAAGCCAGCAACCGTGCCAGCGTTTGTAGGGACACCATAAATCTCATTGCGACCATCAAGTGTGAGCTTACCGCTAAGCGTACCGCCAGCTAGTGGTAACTTCGTTGCGTCAGCGACTGTGATGTCGGCGGAGCCGTTGAAAGACACACCGTTAATGTTGCGGGCTGTAGCAAGGGTAGCCGCGCTACCCACGGACATAGAAGCCTGATCGGTTTTTGTCCACAGACCTGTGGAACTAACATAGACAAGCGTTTGGCCGTCAACGGGTGACCGTGCTGACACATCGTGAATCTCGTCAAGCTCATAACCGTTTTGGATTTTGACTTGGATCGTGCCTTGTGTGTTATGGCTGTAAGTGACAATGCCTACGTAAACCAGATGCGTAGGAGCGTAAGGCTTAGTGTTTGTGTAGCCCCCCGCGCTAACGCCGCTCAAATACAGCTGTGTGCCGTCTGCAAACGCAGAGGTATTTAAACCACTAACCGCGCCGACAACTACAACATAGCCGTTCTGGTTATGTGGGATGTCAGCTTGAACCATACCATAGGTCTGAGCTGAGGTAGAGTCACCTGTTGCAAGGGCTTTGGAAACAACCGCCTTATTGCCAGCTGCACCGCTGATGTAGACAACCGTACCCTTGGTAAGTGTTGCACCAGTTTCGTTGCGAACTTGACTAATCAAGGTAGCTGTACTGCCAGCAACGCCCACGCTCAAATCCCGGGTAGTACCGGAGCTGGAAACAACTACGCTGCCGTCGGCGGACGTAATCGACTCAACTTTGTCAGTATTAAGATTTGTAAAGTTGCTATCAACTTCAGTATTGGTAAGGGGCGAGCCCTTACCTGCGCGGGTGACAATAGTGCTCATATTCCAAAACTCCTGACGTTCACTACGTCAAACGGTGATTAACTGACGGTAATTGCCCAAGTAATAGACATGGCGTCATCTGCGCCTTTATTCACGACAGCAAACACAGTGCGGCACAACATGGTGCCCGCAGTAGGATCATTAAAGACACCCGCTTCAACAACAGCACCTGTACCAGTGCCGGGTGGGAACGTCGCAACATAAGTCACAACAGCGCCAGAAGAGCTAGAGGACGTCAAAGCAACGCGGCCCAAGGAAGCACCCAATGCTGTGTCACCGTTTGCAGCGGCGGTACTGCTCGAACCGACAGCCATGTGGCTCATCGTCGTTGGCGTGCCAACCATACGGCCAGCAATGAAGGTTTTACCACCAGCTACTACGAGGTTTTTAATCTCACGGCGGTCTTTAATCTGGCCATCTGCGCCAGTGATTTCGACGACTACGTCGCCGGTTACTTTTAAGTTGTCGTTTAACATGGAAGCTCCTATGAAAATGTGCGGGATAAGCCGACGTAGTCTTCTGCGAAGTATGACAGATCGCAGTAGCTTTGGGAAGTCAAAAGACCAGCACTCACCAAAGATACCGTATCGGTTTTGGCAAGGCTGTTAGACAAGACTTTCGCGTCGGTGGCAAAAGCCAAGTTATTGATGTACTTAACAGACTGGTACGTAATCCCGTCCGCCAAATCGGCGGTGTCGTTCATCGCAAAACCGTCTTGGATTGTACGAGTAAGCGTGCGGGATAAAAGCTCAGTAAACGCAAAAGCATCCGCAACTACTTTGTCAACGGCGCTACTAGTTACATCTGACTGATTAAACGAGTCCTGAAGCGTTTTTTCGGTGACACGCGTCGTAGTCTCGGAGAACGTAAATAAATCGGTTAGAGCCTTACCAAAGTCGCGCGTAGTGGCATCCGTTTGGGTAAAACTGTCGGCTAAACTTTTTTGGGGTGTTAAACGCGCTGCATCCGTAAACGTAAACGAGTCCGCTACAGGGCGAGTTAGCGAAAAACTCCTAGCATCCGTGGGTGCGACCGACTCAGTTGTATTCTTGGTGTAAGCCCAATAGGTTGCGTCGGCTGTAGCAAGCAAGTCTGTTCGGAGTTTAGTTGTAGTAAAAATAGGACGCGTGTCTACCACCCCGACCGAGTTGACTCTGGCTTTGCTAAAAGTTTTAGTTGTTGTGTCACCTAGTGCGAAGGTACTAGCAAGCGGTCTACTAAACGTAAACGACACTCTGTGCGTAAAACCGAACGTATCTGTAAATCTACGTATGTACTCCAGTGTTCGGATGATGAAGTCCGGCGTAGAAACGCTGTCGTGCTTGCTGGTGGCAAGATTTTTGGACGTGATGTAGTCCGTCGACTCAAAAGTAGTTGTAAGGGTTTTCCCTACTACACGGAACGTAGCGTCCGTAACAAAGACTTCTTCGGGGAAATACTGGAAGCGACCAGACGTATCAAGATACGCCCCAGACGCCATGAAGATGTAGTTCAGATTTGCAACAGGCACAACCGCAGTAACAACTGCGCTGATAATTTGTACTGAACTTGCTGCGGCTAAAAGGGCAGCCGAAGTCTCGGCTACCGGCGCTACGATGACGACGCTTGCCCTTGCTCTCGTAACAGCTGTAGCAGCCGTAAGAGCAGTTCTGACAACCGTCACGCCCATTAGAAGTCCTCGCGCAGCTTAAACTTCAACAAGTCGTAAACAGTTTGAACCGTAGTGTCCGCAAAGGTAATCTGAATCTCGCCTTCGTAGTCACCGGCCTCACCCAACAACATAGCAGGCGCAGATGCGGGGTAGAAAGCCACTTGGCCGTTAGGGCCGTCAGTGATGGAGCCAGTAACGGTAGCGGTCAGGTCGGTTGCGCCGACTGCACGAAATTTAAGCAGTACAGTCGCGCCTGTGAGCGCAATAGCGTTACCGGTGATCTCATCAGTAATGTTGCAGACCAAGGCTGGCTTGGTATCCCCTTGAACCAGTTTAATTTTCTCGGCCATGGTTTACCTCAGACTTTAGGCGCAACGCCTGTTGTACCGGCCATTTCAGTGGTCAAAGCAGCTTGAAAAGCACCGTAGTGAGCCTGCGCACGCTGAGCGTTACCCGCGTACTCGCTGTCCTTGGTGTAGGCGCGGTACAAGATGTAGTCGGCCAGCACGTTGCCGTAGATGTCAGGCAAGCTGATATTACCGGCCACAGCGCTGTACAAAGCGCCGTCAGCGGGCTCTGTGATGTCTGTTGGGTAGGCAGAGTACACCACCTCTACAGAAGCGCCTGAAGCGGCTGCTGGTGGGTAGACGTAGAACACTTTAGGGTCGCGAGGATCGTACATGTAGTGCAGAATCTCGGTCACACCTGTCAAGTTGTACCAGTTGGGGCTTTGTGTGTCCAAGATGTTGCGAACGGTCATGCGGACAGAACGCTTTGTGCCGCTGGTGTTGCGGATCACGTCGATCAACTTAGAACCGTTGGAAGGCAAGGCTTGCTTCGCGCCGCTAGCCAAAGCAATAGTGGCGTTAGTCACCATTGAGTCGGGGCGGTACAAGACCACTTCACGCTGGCCGTCGTTCAAGTAACGAACAAGCTCAGCCACAGGCCAACGAACGGACGTGTTGTCCTGCATTGTCTCAACGACACGGCGGATGATTGATTGGGCTGCAATGGTCATGATTTACCTCAAGCAAAAGGGCGGGCACGAACGCGCATCGAACCACGGATCGAGCCGTAGTTTCCATCGATGCGAGCACTATTGGTTTGTCTAGCTGCAGAGTCAAGCAAGTACTTGGCCTGTGCAAAATTTGTGAAGGGTTGATCGGGAATCTGCATTGCCCGTGCGATGGCCATCGAAGTGATGGCATCAGACCACATGTTAAACAGATCGTCATCCAACTGCGTAGCGGTCATCGCTGGGCGCAAATTGACGTTTACTACGACAGGGTATCGACCATCGGGTGGAGGCGACAGCTTAAGCGTCAGAACATTGTCTGTGCGGTCTGTGTAGAAGCCGCGGGGTTTAGCATTAGCTGTCGGCAAGTCGTTGCGGATCGCTTCGAACAAACCGGGGGAGAGTTCTTTACCATCAACGGCTACGCTCATCACACGATCAATGTCGTGGTTTGCAGTAGGCGGGTCTAAGTCGTATTGAGAAATACCAACAACAGTCCTGAACGAGTCAAGATTTTGGCGCAGCACGAGCGAACTTTCGCAGAAGTCAATGGCTGCGCTGACCAAAACTTGATCGACCAAGGGCTCCGAGCAGCCGGGTAGATACGGCAGAATTCTTGAATAAAAGACGCTCAGAGGTTTCATGATGTACCTTATTCGGCAGCAGCTTGAGTAAGCCCAACGACTGGCTCACTAACAATTTCAACAGATTCTACCAGTTGTGCTTTTGTTTTGCGAGTTTTTGTTGCAGCTTCAGCCACAGCCAAATTTGAATGTTCGTTGGTCAGCAAGACGCCGCGATCCGTCAGAACCCATTCTGTGTCCTCGAGGCGAGCAACAATAATGATCTCACCTTCAATGTAAACACGGATTTTGTTGTTCAGGATTTCGCCGCCAAGACGTTCCATCAGTTCAAGAGCAGTCATATTTTCTCCAAGGTTTAAACAAAAAAGGGGCCCGAAGGCCCCCTCTTTATACCACTATCAGGTGGCTGAGCCAACCACGGCAGTAACCATGGCTTCTGGCTTGACAACCTTGCGGCCATACACAGCCAAACCGCGGACGATGTCGCCGAAGTCTGTCTGGTTACGCAGGGGTTCTGTCTTGTTGATGGTCATCGCGAAGGAAGTGGCATGCTTAGTGCCAGCAACCATCAAACGACGAGCCTTGGCGTTGGTAACTGCACCGCCAGTGGAGGTAGCAGACAAACCAGCAACCAATGCTTTACCAGCTTCGCCGCGTGGCAGCAAGTTGGAAACATAGACGCTGAAGCGATCCAACATACCGATCTTGCCGGTACGGATGGTGCTTGACTGGTCGCCAGTGAAGTACGCCTGAGCGATGTTAGATTGCATCAACAGGTGACGGTCGAATGGGCTGATAACCAAGAAACGGCCATCTTCAGGAACGTTCTGCTCGTCCAAAACTGTAGACATGCGAAGGATGGCCTTCAACACGTTTTCAGGAGTGGCTTGGTCGATAGGAGTTGTATCTGTACCCAAGTTGTAGGCAGCAGAAATCTTACCGGCAGTAGCGCCTTCGTTCTGAGCAGCAGGGCCTTCAGTCACGAAGCTGTTGAAGAACACTTCGTTTTCGATGGCGATTTTCAACTGCTTGGCAGCGTCTTCTGTGAACATGTTCATCAAGTTCATGTCGGACTGATAGGCCAACACGTCATTGACTTGCACGCCGAAGTACTTACCCTTGTTCACTTGCATATCTTGGAAGATAGGAGTGGGTACTTCGTATGACAAAGTCTGACCAACGGTGTAGTCAGAAATGCTGATGGAAGGAGCCAAACGGATACGGACGGTATCGCCTTGGTTCTTCAATTCGCCTTCGTAGTCAGTGTTAGTGACTTCAGACAACATGGTGTTCTGGTAGAACTTAGCCAAGAGTTTGCCTGACCACAGCGTGGGGATAAAGGCACCGGAATAAGAAGGGTTGGTATCAAATGCACCAGAGCCCGTGACAGGATAAACAGCAGCCATTTTGGCCTCCTAAATAAAAAACAGGTTGGGTAAACGCTGCCTGCAGGGAGTTACGCTCGAACGCGTCCTTCTCTGTAAGCCGCATCAATTTCAGCTTCAAGTTTTGTTGCTTCATCGCGCTGGCCCCTCGAACTCAGTTCAACAGACTTCTGGAACATTTTCTGGATTTGTGAGTCCGTATATGTTTTAGCCTGCTGGGAAACTGGTGCGTTGGTCGCAGAACGTTTCGGCTGGATTTGTTTTTCAAGCTCAGCGGCTTTATCGCTTGGTTGCTCCACGGGGGCGACGCTCGATTTGAACATCCCAATGTAGTGTGCAACGGCTTCGGCATCGCCAGCGTTGAACGCTTCTTGTGCAACAGATTTTCTCGGTGCTCGGAGCAGAGGGTCAACCTCGTTCAACCAGCCAATCCAACGTTCGTCGGCGTTAACTGCCTGAAAGTCTGGTACCAAACGGTACAGACGTTGCTCGAAGGATGCCTCTGATACTTGAGAGCCAGTCGTGTTCAGCTGCTCGCGCAACTTCTCATTCTCAGCCTTCATAGCGTCGAGTTCACCTCGAAACTCTGCTGCCACTTCGCGGGCAACCTTGCGTTGGACTTCGATCAAGTCCTCACCAAATGCTTGAACATCAGCATCCGTCACCAATTTAGTCGGTTGAGCGGCGGGTTTCGTCTCTGGTTTTGGAGCTTCGGCGGCCTTCTGGAGTTTCTCCATCTGGGAGCGTAATTCTCTTACGTCAGAGTGCAAACGAGGCACTTCAGCGTCGTACATACCCTTGAGGGTCTTGTATTTCTGCTGCCATGTCTCTTCCGGCACTTCCGGTTCAACTGGCTTTTCTGGCTTAACTTCTGGCTGTGGAGCAACCGGTTCAGTTTTCTGGGTAGGTTCTGCGGGCTCTGCGGGCTGTGGGGCAGGGTCTTCAGGGGTTGCCTGTGGATTCTGCTGTGCAGCTAGCTGCTTTTCGATCTCTTCCAGCTCTTTCAACTGGGCTTCAACTTGCCTTGGTAACGCCATCAATATCTCCTAAAAGCTCCAACTCTGCTTAGGGCTCCTACTTCGGTCTGCCTGCCACATAATGGTTTGCTAGGACTACAAAATTCGGGTCATTTGACCCGGTCGAAAATCTCGGACGATCTCTCAACCGCCTCGAGAAAATCTGCTAAGACCTCTGCCCGACCTTGCAAACGGTGCAATTTGACTAGATCGTCTGCGACGACGAGGGAGTTTTTGGTCTCCTCTAGCTTCTTGCGGAACAAGTCCAGCAAGGCTCCGTTTTCTTCCAGCTTGCAGCGAAACAACGCTTGCATGTGCTGGCGGTCAGGCTTTTGGCCTACAAAAATTTTCATATGTCGTATTTATACCACTGACTATTTGACCAGTCAACAGTCTTTTAAACACCATTTGGTCTTGGGGACATCATATTGCCCTCGCGACCACCTACCTGACTTCCGTCAGGCAACATATTCTTTGGTGCGGGGCCCTGAGTCATACCACCCGGTGCCATACCCGCATTCTGAATCTCACCCATGATCGCTGCCAACTGTTCTTGCAATTGAGCGATGGTCTGCTGTTGTTGCTGTACAACACTGAGTTGCTGACGATCAGGAACGATGCGATCCACATTGCCGCTCAAGTTCTTAGCTTGGTCGCGGAGCAACTCTGCAGTGCCGTCCATACCGACGATCTGCTGAGCCACTGGGCTGTTGAGCACAACCTGCAGGAACTCGTTACGACGAACAGCTTCAGCTTCTTTAATCACGAGGCTAGTCGCACCAGTAGCTACGATGTTCACATCGCCGATCAGGTCAGGGTCTTTGCTGTAACGCAAGTTGTCTTGGTACAAGCGCTCGATGGCTGGCGTGATGACGTTCTTGTCGATGTTGCTGATAACCTGCTTGATACCCTTACCGGCGTTGGAGATCAACATGGACAGACCAGACGATGTACGTCCTGCGCCCGGTGTGTTCTCACCCGTCATGTAGCGAGGGATCATCGTGTCTTCGTCAGCGCGTGCAGAGAATTTCTCAAACACAGCCATCAACTCGTTGGCGTTGCTGTTAGGCTGGAAGAACGTAATAGGTGGAGAGTTGTCGCCGTAGTCAGAAGACGAGAACTGCCAAATCTTCCATGGGTGCATGTCAGAGATGTCTTCACCTGCGGGCAAGCGTGAGATGTTAATTCCGACCTGCGGGCCAGAGCTAATACCCATGTTGTTCGCCAGTGCGCGGCCCGATGCGTTCACCATAGCCTGTGCGTCACGGCACAAGTCAGTCACGCCTTTACCATCTACTGAACCGGGGAGGTTCTCATAACTTGTGAGGTAGTAAGGCTTGCGGCCCAGCGGGTCGTAGTTCAGAACAGCGCGAATCACAACGTTGCCGATGAGCCACACTTCGCATGGATAGCTCAGAGCTGGATCAGGAATCTCTTTCTCAGTCAGGCCCCACTCGAGGAGCAAGCTACCCTTGACAGAGTCCCACAGCTGCAGTGCATCAACCAAGTCGCCGGTGATGGAACTCTCGGTAACGTCTTTACCTTCAGCTTCTGCTTTCGATGAGTCAGACCACAACCACTGCTTCATGCCCATTGTGCCGAAGTCGTTCAGGATTGTACGAATAGCGTCATTGTTGTAACCGGGCACATCGATGAGGGCCTGCAGTGCTTCCGCTGTTAAGCGATGACGCTCGATGACGTAACCATCGCCTAAGTCCCAAGACCATGGAGCCCAGTACAACATGAACGGATCAACACGCTCCCACTCGTTGCGAATCTCTTCGACAGGAACCAATGCATTGTTCTGCCACTGCAGTGTTTTGCGTTTGCGTTTGATCGGGCCCTTGAGCACGGCGTATGGGAATGTGACGATGTCATCCAAGAATTCGTTGAACGCTTTATACCAACCGCCCTCGAGCAACTGGTCTTCCATCTTACGTTCCATGCGGCTAACACGATCTGCGGATTGCTCACGCATCTCACGCTCAGCTTCGTCTTTCATCTGAAGCGCCATTGTGCGCAACTCTGAGGGACTAGGCTGCATGCCGCCCTGCTGTATGTGAACCATCAACTCGTTGGCCAATCGGGCCTGCAATTCCTGCATGATCTCCGGAGGCATGTCAGGGTTCGGCGTTCCAGCAATCGCCCAAGGCTTGTCAGAGCCAGAACCTAACAACGTATCACGCAACCAACTTGTCGCTGCGCGGCACTTAACTGAGGTCAGGTTGATATAAATATCGGAGCCGCCCTGCTCTCTGATTTCCTGCAATTTCTCAGGGTCATACTCGCCGTTACGCTGGCGCAGGCACTGCAGCATGCGTTCTTCCAACGTTCGTTTCGCAGTGCGAGCACTGTCCCATCGAGTGCGGACGTGCGCAGCTAAGCCCTGAATCACGGGCTGGTTCTGCATAGAATCACTACGCTTTTTAGATTCCGCCTCAAGGTCACTTGCGCGGGCAACTGGAATGAGAGCAATACCTGTAGCCATCAGTCGTCCTTAAATAGTTACCGCATTGTACGCTGCCGTGTCAAGCGGTCAAGTGTATGCATACTTTACTCGCTTAACTTCTTTGCGTCCGGACGCCATCGCAGACCCCCGCAAATTCATGTCCATCACGGAGTCGGCGTACTGGTTCGCATCGTGGACGTGCGAGAACTCGTTCTTGTCCGGTTTGTCTTCCATCTCGCCGTTCTTCTTGATTTTGTACCGATACCCGTACCGAAATCCCTTGATGAGCGACGTGCACGCCGGGTCGATCAAGTACAACGCCTTACCTTCTAGCTGCTGCATGAGTAAGCGCTCCACGGCCTGAATCCTGAGTTCTGGCTTATTTGTCGGGGGCCGTACACATTTAAACCCTGCATCCTTCAAAACATCAACCAGCGACATCTCGTTTTGCTGCTGCTTAGCGTAGCCGGCTGGATCAGGCGCAACTAAAAAAGTACACCCCTGCAGGTGGTTGGCGATGTGCGGATTCAGCTTCGTCCTGATAAAAGTCTCGATACCCATGTTCTCCGAGACCAGCTCCCCCAGCGTCACGACACGCCCGCGAGGGTCACGTTGCTTAAACACAGCTGCCGGTGTACGCCCAAAGTCCAGTCCGATGATGACCGGATAGTCCGCACTCTTAATCGGCTTGATGGTATCTTTGGCCACATGGAAATCAGCAGTGAACGTCTTCTCGTACACCGGGGTTCCTGAGAGCGACCTACCATACTCTGATCTCAGATACACACGCAACCAGTCCTCAGTCTTGCCGGGGATCAAGTTGGGGTAGTACTGTTTGGGCAGGTGGTTGTAGTTGTCCGCTTCGGGGTTGACACACCATTCTTGAGCGTCTTTATCCAGCAGGATTTCTTCAGGCTCTTCGCCGAACCGCTCTGTGTAGACATCAGGTTTAAGAATCGCCGCCGGCTGTTTATAGATGCTCCAGTTGCTTGGCGGCTCTTCCATTTTGTTATGCCACCACGTATCTTCGTCCGGCATGTTGGTATCGAACAGAGCGCAAGACCTTGTCGGGCCGCCGTCTTTCATGGACGGATAACGGTTCAGACGACCAAGCAGACCGTCCACAACGTCTTGATGTAACTCTCGGGATTCGTTTCCCCAGATGAACGTCGTCTCCAGAGACAGCGCTTTTCTAACGTCGTCCGGTGTATCAAGGGCAATGAATAGCCACTCCGATTCGACCGTGGTGCCGTCGGCTAACTTTGCCATCAGTATAAACGTCTTCTCAACGGCTTTCCATATCCCAGCCTCACCGGGCGGCAGCCAATCGAACACTGTTTTCCTTGTCGTAAGCGCCAGCTGGTCAGCCGTGTTACGGACAATAACCGCCCTAGTTTTTCGAATTTTTTTCGAATTTGGCGCTTGACCCATGGCTAGACGTACGAGTTCATGTACGCATGTCACAGATTTACCGCCACCAACTGGCCCTGCCAAGACGCGGACGTAGTTTTCGTCCAACATGAATTCTCGCTGCGTTGCCGTCGGTTTGTATACGCTCATTTGACTTCCTTAGTTTCTACATCCAATGTAACAGGCTGCATGACTGGCTGGTTTCCAAGGCTCAGTGTCTGGCCTCCACCGAGGTCAATCGAAAGTGTGAAGGTCGGCCCTGTATTTTGCGCTCTTTCCTCTTTTGGCTCCAGACCGCCGGCCTTGATGAGCGTTTTGAGAATTTCGTGCTTCTGACTTAGAGTCGCATCTTTGCTGGCACCGCTTACATACACCTGATGCAGGAGTTCGCTGGCCATCCATGTGGCTTTTGCCTTGAATGTGACGCCGTTTTTCTCAAATTCTGAGCGTTTGATGGCAACTTGGAGTTGAAACCACTTCTCTTTCTCCAAAACTTGGTACTGCTCAACACTTAAACCATGCCGGGCTGCCACGATCAGGTCATCTTCCATGCCTAGTGCTATGGATGCAACCATTTCATCGCTTATGTGTGGGAATGAGGTGCTTTTTTCACCATATTCCAGAGGTTCATCACCAATTTCTGGGTCAATTTGCGACATTTTCGGCCTCCGCCAGTGCTTTTTCCTGTTTTTCGAGGGCTTGCAGGTACTTTTCTAGGGCAATTCTGACCACATCAGCAGCAGAAACGCCTCGTTTTTTAGCCAAATTTTGTGTTTTTTCTAGTAGCGGCACGGGGATAAATAGGTTCCAACGCTTCATTTCCGAGATCATTTCGGGCTCCTTGAGGTGTGTATACACACATTCTACGGTATTTTTTCATTTTTTACGTGCGTATACATACAAAAGGTGTGTATGTACTTTATTTTTTGGGCCGCTGTAAGGCTGAGTCGTAAGGATGGCGCGGGGTGGGGGCGGGGTCGGGTGTCCTGTGGGGGGTGGCGTGTCCCGATTATCAACTCTGCCTATGTTGAGGAGGCTGAGATTATCAACTCTGCCTCTGTTGAGCGGTGATCGTACCGCTCACTCCAAGTGAGATTGTTCTTTGTTGCCTAGGCGACTTACTACGGGAAAGTCGGGCGGAGGTTTACGAACCGAGGCGGGCGTATAGCAAAGGCTATTGATGGGGAATTGATCGTTAAAAATTTAGTAGTGGAATCTCCCTTGGTGACGCGAGGGATGGGTGCGAAGTAGTCGAAGACACCCTGACAAGCATTGACTATGTATGCGAGTCTAGCTCTATCGAATGAGTGAGCCGTAAGGCGGACATGAGTCCCGTGGAAGTAAGTTGGCAACAGAAGTGTTGTACTGAAAAGCGGGTGTTGATTGTGCCTACCCTGAAAAGCGTATTCGAATAACTAGGATCACCAGTAGTCTTACGCGACAAGTTATGGCGGTGCAAGACCGTATAGTTTGGAAGGCCCCGTGGAAAGACATTGGCAAAGGCGAAAGTCCCACTCTAGTAGTGGGCTTCAGTATGTATTCATCCGAGTACATATCCAAGCTCAATCAACCAAAGGAAAAATCATGGAACTCGCACAATTCACTCCCGCCATCATCAATGTAACTGGCAAAACCAAGACTGATCGTCAACTGTCAGTCGTGAACCAAGCTTCAGGCTACACCAAGATGGCTCTCGCCAACGCTAAGGGTAAAGTCGGATTAGCCGCTCGTAATGGTATCGCCAATGGTGGTATCCAAGCCATTGCCAAGCAAGCCGCTTTCCCATCATGCAACTACAAACCAGTCGGCGAGTACTTTGCCGCCCAACTCGGTGAGCCTATGGTGATCTCGAATCGTGCCGCTTTCGAGTCACTCGCAGATCAATTCGAGGCTCGCATCATGAAAATCCGCTTGTCCAAGACTGGTGGCATGGTGACTGATAAAAAGACTGGTGCTGAGAAAGCTGGTGCGACACTTGCCAAGGCTATGGAATTGAAAGCCATTGCCATCGAGATGGTTGCATCTGCCGAGTACTATACCAACGAAGCCAAAGCCAAGCAATCTGCCCAAGCTGATGCCAAATCGTTGACTGCCTAATTATCCAAGGGTATGAGGCTGGATAATTCGTTGGATAATTCGAAAAGCTAATGAAATCAACCACTTAGTAGATCGAATTATCCAATTATCCAATTATCCAAAGAAAACACACCACATGTGTACTATGAGAATTTCATGTCGCATCGTGTGTCGCGAGCGCAATTCGCATCATGTCCAAAAAGTGCCACCCTATTTTCGGCACTTGGATAATTCACATAGGGTATACCCTATACACACACGCAAACCCAGTATTCATGCGGGTTGCGAGCCACATACACACCAATTCTAATTATCCAGCTTGGATATTTCACCCCAAGTTTTGGATAATTCGATATACACATACACACAATGTATGTATACACACCAAGCCGTCAGGTGTTCGTTGACGAGCGGAGCTACGCATACACACATAGTGTGCGCAACAGCTTAGGACTGGCAATCCTTTAATCCATCAATTCGCCTCAAGCACCATCATGTCCTGAGCATGACATTAAACGGCTCACCCCATCAACCTTGTATGTATACACATACACACCTAAGGACACACCATGACCGAAGCTCGATACGCCATTGGATTCACCACGCTATTCTTTCTCAGCCTATTCATTGGTTGGAATATGGAAGCGCCTGTGTTTCAGCAAATCTTTCTGGTGTTCGCGGGCTTCAATCTCGGAGGCACAGCACTCATCATTGTCGAGGAACTATGACCAAGCCTAGATCACGCATCAAGTTCGAAGGCAAGTTCTACAAAACTATGCCTTGGATAAAGCATGAGGAATGTGTCGGCTGTCACTTTTCACCACGGACATACAACTGTCCCAACCAACAAACCAAAGAACAGTTCTGCGACACGGACGGAGAGTTCTACGGGTATGTGTTCATCGAGCATGGCAAGGAAGGTCTTGCCAAATACATAGCAACCAAACTAGGAGGTTCTGATGAAAGTTAGAGACATACGCAAACGAGCCAAGGGTAAGTACCAATCCAATGACGGATTCAAGTTCTTACGCCTAAGTCAGACCAAGCGATGCCGTACATATGAGAAGGGTTGCTTTCTCTGTGACTTCTGGCACTACTACGACACACGCAACAAGTTCCCAACATGGCATGAACTAATGGACGAAGGAGTAA